TTTTAAAAGACGGTTCTGAAAGCCCGCCATTGTTTACGGACATTTGCATTGATTTAACCACAGTGGAATGTTTCAATCGCTTCATTGCAGAGGGTTATCTTGCGCCGTTAATTCCTCGTTCCACTAATTACAAACTCGATATTGATGGTGTCCATATGCGTGGTGGAGAGTTTATCGAAAAAGAACTGCAATATGCAGTAGATAAACATGAAATTACCGTCCAGGCGATTAAAGAGACACTCGAAGAGGGCGAGGACAGACGAAGCTGGCTTGTGTTTTGTGCGGGGATTGAACACGCTAAAAACGCCGCTGACATTTTAAATGACATGGGCGTGCCTGCCGTTGCAGTGCATAGCAAAATGAGCAACAGCGAGCGCGACGAAGCTATCGCGGGTTTCAAAAGCGGTAAATATCGAGCCATTACGAACAACGGCGTTTTAACCACAGGTTTTGACCATCCACCTATCGACTTAATCTTGTGTTTACGTCCAACGGCTTCTCCTGTATTATGGGTGCAAATGTTAGGGCGAGGCACAAGGCCATATCCTGGAAAAGAAAACTGCTTAGTTTTGGACTTTGCAGATAATACCCGTCGCTTGGGTGCAATTAACGACCCTGTCGTTCCTCGTAAAAAAGGTTCTAAATCTGGACCGCCACCTGTAAAAGAATGTCCTAAATGTAGAACATGGCAACACGCTTCTGTTCGCTTTTGTACAGGTGTGGATAAGGACGGTATGCAATGCGACCATGAGTTTAAATTTGAGACTAAGCTGAAACAAGGTGCGTCCACCAAAGAGCTTATCAAAGGCGATATGCCTGTTGTGGAAGTGTTTAAAATAGACCATATTGCATACTCAACCCATCGTAAGGACGGACGACCGCCGATGATGAAAGTGTCTTATTATTGTGGTTATAAATGCTTCTCGGAATATGTGTGCATTGAGCATATCAACTATGCAGGCAAAAAAGCGCGCGATTGGTGGAGAGCAAGAACAGATATTCCTGTTCCGGAGAAAACCGAACAGGCTTTGGAAATGACTAACCTTTTGAAAGTTCCGACTCATTTGCGAGTTTGGACTAACAAAAAGTATCCTGAGATTTTAGCAACCTGTTTTGATGGTACGGCTTTCGGTGTTGACGAAGATGATGGCTTCCGCCCAAACACTGAGAACTATGACGTTAAAACAACATCTCCTAACGAACCGTTAATTATTGATGATATTCCGTTTTAAGGAGTAGTTATGTTTGTTTCTATTGATATGCAAAATTTGGAATTTTTGCATAAGCATTATAAAACATCTGTTTTATTTAACCTTGCCCATGTGGAAGTTCCAAAGTCCTTTGTTAAAATATTGGATACTGTTGCAGCGGTGCGAGGTTTAACGGAACTGGAAAAGAAAATGATGGTTCGCAAATACGCACCGGACAGGTTACACGAAGACCATGAAGAAGTCCTTTGTGGTTATATTGATGCTATGCCTGTTGTTGATGTGGACGAAAGCGAACTTAAATTGCAGGCAAGTGTGATTCGTCCTACTGACAACCATGCTTACAAATACATTAAAGGCGCAATAACCAAGCGTAAACAGCCCACCGCGCCCCCGCCGTTAACGCCACAGGCGCAAAATACAACCGCCCCTACCGTTACCCTTGCCATGCAACAAACGCCCGCTATAACGCAAATAGAGCAAAGCGAGCAGTATCGCCAAATGACGCTAAAAACCAGAAGTTCTGGAGTGCGCGACGCAATTTGGGAAAAAGCAGACGAAATGTGGGAAGCCGCTGGTAAACCGACAGATTTAACCACAGTTCTCAAGTTACGCAAAGAGATTATGAACACGCTGGAAGAGGACGGGATTAAGCGTAACAGTGCTTCAAATGAGCTTGGCAAATGGCAGAAACAACGTTTACAATAATTTACAAATAAAATCTGCACATCACTTGTGATTAGGGTTATACTTGCAACACCTAAACAAAACACCTGTTTCATTAACCAACAAAAAGGAAATATCATGAGCGTTTCAAACGAAATGGAAAAAGCACTGCAAGACCAAGCAGAAGCCGCCAACAAAGAACAAGCCAAAGCAGAAGCTAAGGCTAAGAAAGAAGCCGAAAAAGCTGCTAAGGAAGCTGAAAAAGCTCAAAAAGCTGCAGAAAAAGCTGCTGCCAAAGAGCAAGCCAAAGCCGAACGCGAAGCCGCCAAAGCTGCTAAAGCAGAAGAAGCTGCTAAAGCTAAGGAAGCCGCCAAAGCTGCTAAAGAAGCGAACCGTATGCCGATGCAAAATGGTATTCGCCGTCCAAAACCTGAAACTTTGTGCGGCCAAGCGTGGGCTATCTTTGACGAAGTTTCCGCAGCTAAAGGTTCTCCTGCGGCTATTGGCGAATGCTTGCCGATTGCCATTGAACGCGGTTTGAACCCGACTAACGTTCGTGTGGAATATGCCCGCTGGCGTAAATTCTACAACGTAACAGGTCGTATTGAAAACCCTGCCGCTGCCGAAAAGAAAGCTGCTGCTGAAGCTGCTAAAGCCGAAGCAAAAGCCAAAAAAGAAGCCGAGCGCAAAGCCGCCAAAGAAGCAAAAGAAGCTGAAAAGGCTGCTAAAAAGCAAGCTGAAGCAGAAGCAAAAGCTGCTGCCAAAGCTGAAGCTGAAAAAGAGCAACCGCAGCAATAATCCGGTAAATTAGTTTAAGGCGTGTGCAACCCTATGAAACCCACGCGCCTTAATCGTGAATAAAGGTTATAGAAATGATAAACATTCAACCTATTGAGAAGTTTTTCCAGCCACCTCATCGAGCTATTGCAGTTCATTCTATCTTCTACACAATACAAGGTGAAGGTCCGTTTACAGGTCGTCCTGCCGTATTTGTCCGTTTAGCAGGTTGTAACTTGCAATGTCCAGGTTGTGATACAGATTACACGTCCAAACGCCACTTTATGTCCGCACAGGAAATTGTTGCTAAGATTTTGGAACTAGCGAATAAGGAAACCCTTGTGGTTATTACAGGCGGCGAACCTTTCCGACAATACAACATTCGTTATCTTTTGGAACTGCTTGTTAAAATGGCTATGAATGTTCAGATTGAAACAAACGGCACATTATCACCTGTTCCATTTGACAATGGCGTTGAAGAAGATTACAACTATTGCGCGATGGTAACAAACATGAACGTTCCCGGCATTTGCGGCGTGTATATCGTTTGTTCGCCTAAATCAGGACGTATTAATCCGTTGATTCGCAAATACGCCTGCGCCCTTAAATATGTGATTAAGCACAATGATGTGGATCCAATGGACTACTTACCTATCCACAGCTTAGACCATCCTGTTGGCGTAAAAGTCGCACGTCCGTCCCCTGAATTTGAACGAACCATTTACGTTCAACCAATGGACGAACAGGACGAAGCTAAGAACAAATTGAATTTACAGGAAGCTATCAATAGCTGTTTAAAAGGCGGTTATACGCTTCAAATCCAAACCCACAAGATTATTAACATGGAGTAACCACAATGAGTAAAGCATTAGTGATTCTGTCCGGTGGACAAGATTCCACCACTTGTCTGTTCTGGGCGAAAAAGCACTTTGACGAAGTACACGCCGTAACTTTTGATTACGGGCAACGCCATGCTATCGAGCTTGAAGCAGCTAAAAAAGTCTCCGAGATTGCAGATGTTGCATCTCACGAATTTATTAAAATTCCGGACTGCCTGAAATCCACAAGCCCGTTGACTTCCGATACAAAATTGGAAAAATACGAATCGTTTGAACAAATGGAAAAAACTGTTGGTACAAAAGTTGAAACCACTTTCGTTCCGATGCGTAATATGTTGTTCTTCACAATCGCAATGAACCGCGCAATCTATCTCGCCTGCGATACACTGGTTACAGGCATTTGTGCAACGGACAATGCAAACTATCCTGATTGTACAGCGCAGTTTTTGGAAGCCTTTAACCATGCCGCCAGCACATCTTTGGGTGTGAATAATTTCCAAGTCGTTGCGCCGTTATTGTTTAACACTAAATGCGAAACTGTCGAAATGGCGTATGAGATGCCGGATTGCTGGAAAGCGTTGGCATATTCTCACACGTCTTACGATGGCAAATATCCGCCGACTGATAATAACCACAGTAATATCCTGCGGGCGCAAGGCTTTTTAGAAGCAGGATTACCTGACCCGTTGGTTGTTCGCGCTGTTATCGAGGGTTTAATGCCGATGCCGACAACACGAAATTACCGCGAAGAACTGTTTGACGAAACTCAAGCGATTATCGGTATTTAAATGGATATCATTACTCATGCCGTTGTAGGTGCATATACAGGAAGCTTTTTTGGACACCCTATTGCTGGCGCAATAGCGGGTATAGCCGCCGATTTGCCCATTATGAGGGTAAAGCGTTACCAAAGCCCACCGCCTGCCTACAACGCAACACACAGCCTAGCGGCGGCTGTTATTGTGGGTATAGTAGGCTATGCCCTTTACGGCAACGCCGCTTTATTTTTAGCGTATTTGAGCCATCTTTACTTGGATTTATTTACGCATGGCAAAGAGTGGGGAAGTATGCTACTATACCCACACCCTAAAAGGTTTAGTTTTATGCCTGAATGGGAATTCTTCAACTCATCTTTTTATCTTGGCTTATTTTTAGCCGTTTTATGGAGCGTATTATTATGTCTAATCCTAAAATGACAACTCGCGTGTCTACATGGTTGCCGATTATCACTCGTTGTCCTTTGGCGGTTTTGCCGGACGTTATTTACATTTATGTAACTTTTGACGGCTTTGAAGAACTGTTCAAAGTGCGTAAAGAGTTACGCAAGAAGTATTCCATGAAGCGTATGTTTATGGAAGACATTGCTAAGGACGTATTAGACACATATCCTAACGCCATCAAATGTGAAGTTAAACTTTTAACAGGTCGCCACGTTGCAACGGCAGAAAGAAGCGAATAATGACTAAAACGTCCATCACTCGTTACCACGATATTTGTGCAGGGCATCGTGTCGTAGGACATGAGGGTAAATGTCGCCATTTGCACGGTCATAACTATCGTATCCATTTCACTTGCGAAGCAGACAAGTTGGACGATTTGGGTCGGGTTATTGATTTCTCCGTTGTAAAAGACCGCCTTTGTATGTGGTTAGAAAAGAACTGGGATCACAAGTTCCTCGTGTGGGAAAAAGACCCTTTGGTCTCTACCATGCACGGTCTTATTAACAACGGGGATTACTCGTTGAAACAAGAACGTGAACAGTTTAACGAATCCCTTGTATGGTTGGATTTCAACCCTACCGCTGAAAACCTTGCAGAATATCTGTTAAAAGTTGTAGCACCTGCCCAATTAAAAGGGACAGGCGTGACGGTAACTCAAGTTACTATTGAAGAGACACGCAAATGCGCGGCAACAGTAACCACAGATAAATCTCAGCAATCTCGCGGCTTAATGCCGTTTATGGATTAAGGAACAACTATGTGTGAAAAATGCAAGACAACCCATCGTAAAGAGGAACAAGTTTTCCGCGAGCTTTTGAAAGTTCTCGGGGAGAACCCTGAACGTGGCGGTCTGATTGAAACGCCTGCCCGCGCCTTAAAAGCATGGGAATTTTGGACGCAAGGTTATGAACAAAACCCTGCGGACGTTCTTAAGGTTTTTGAGGACGGGGCGGAAAAATACGACCAAATGGTTATCGTTAAGGATATGCCGATTTACAGCCATTGTGAACATCACCTTGCGCCGTTCTTCGGCACGGCAACCATTGCTTATATCCCAAACGGTAAAGTTGTCGGTTTATCGAAGCTCAAACGTGTGGCTAATATCTTCGCCCGCCGTTTGCAGGTGCAAGAGCGTTTGACACAGCAAATCGCTGACGCTATTGAGGAGCATTTGCAGCCTTTGGGCGTGGGTGTGCTTATCAAATGCCGTCATATGTGCATGGAAAGTCGCGGTATTGAGACACAAGGTGCTGAAACAATTACTTCCGCTTTGCGTGGTGCAATTCGCGACGAACCACAAACACGCGCCGAGTTTTTAAACTTGGCAAACTGATACTTGCAGATTAAACGGATAAACGGCATAATACATTTATGCCGTTTTACAAATTAGAGGTTTTAGAATGAAATTATACACGGCTGCCGTATATACGAACGAATATGTTCCAGGTATGCACAGCCCTATTCGTTGGGACGTGCTAAACGAACACGAACGTAATATCGTATCCAATTTACCGAATATTCTTGAGTCTTACCACTACGTTTGGAAAGACAAATATGTAAAAGGTATGCGCGAGGACGGCGCAAAGATATTTCTTGACAGTGGCGCATTCTCGGCGTACACACTAGGGGCAAAAATCCATCTACCAACGTATGTGGATTACATTAAACGCAATATCGACATTCTTCGCGTTGAGGACGGCGTTTTAATGGCTGCCGTATTGGACGGCATTGGCGACCCTCTCGAAACGTATCGTAACCAATTGTCTATGGAAGCGTTAGGCGTGAAGCCTATGCCGTGTTTCCACGCGGGCGAAGACGAACGTTATCTGGAATGGTACATTCAAAACTACGACTACATCAGTTTGGGTGGCATGGTAGGAAGTTCTACTAAACAGCTTATGTTGTGGTTAGACAGGGTTTGGGATAAATACCTTGTTGATGGTTCAGGACGACCTCGCTTAAAAGTGCATGGCTTCGGTATTACTTCGATTCCAATTATGGAACGTTATCCGTGGTGGAGTTGTGACTCGTCCTCTTGGATTCAAGCAGGTTCTTTCGGTTCCATTGTAACGCCAGAATTCGGGCCAATCGCTATATCAGATAAGTCTCCTCAACGCCACGATGCGGGTATGCACTTGTCCACATTAACGCCTGCTGAACAAGATAAAGTTTTAGAGGCTTTGGAACGTGCGGGCTTCACTTACGAAAGACTGTCGACAGTTTATCAAAGTCGCATGGCGTACAATCTTTGGGCTTATGGTGTAATTAACGCGATGATGAACGCGGCTAACGATTACAACCATTTCAAAGCTCACAATCAGGAGTTATTCTGATGTTAGATTCATTAAAATTTGTTCAAGGTGCTGTCGCTAAAAAGGACTTTGTTCCTGAAATGACACACTTTGAAATCAAAAACGGGCGCATTACCGCTTTTAACGGACAACTCGCTTTATCCTGTCCAATACCTCTCGATATCGACTGTAAGCCAAAAGCAGAAGATATGGTAAAAGCTATCTCAAAATGTCAAGAGACCGTTAGTATCACAATGACGGAAACTAACCGCCTGAGAATCCAGTCCGGCAAGTTTAAAGCATTTGTCAACTGCTTGGACGGCACATGGTTGGATATTCATCCAGAGGGTGTGGAAGTTCCTATTAACGGCGAGGACGTTGTAAAGGCATTCCACGTCCTTTTACCTTTTATCGGTAATGATGCTTCTCGTGCGTGGGGCATGGGCGTATTGCTGGACAGTTCTTCCGCTTTTGCCACAAATAACGTTTGCCTTGTCCAATACTGGCTCGGTACGCCGTTTCCAAAACGTGTGAATATTCCAAGTGCTGCTGTAAAAGAAATGTTACGCATTAAAGAAGCACCGATGGGAATGATGCTTCACGACAATAGCATTACTTTTGTTTACAGTGGCGACAGATGGTTAAGAACTCAATTACTTGAGGATAACTGCCCAGATTACGTTGCCTTACTGGATGGACAGAAAAGCAATCCTCACTCTTTAAACGAAGATGTATTTGAGGGCTTGGAAACAATCAAACCTTTTGTCGGTAAGTTTGGTAAAATCCATTTTGCAAACGGCATTATGTCCACTGAATCCGATTTAACCACAGGTGCAACATACGCCATAAGCGACCAAACCTTAAAAGGTATTTACCGCCATGAAATGTTCGCTTTGTTAAAAGGCGTTGCAAAGCAGATAGACCTTACAACATATCCTAAACCTTGCGCGTTCTTTGGGGACAATTTGCGCGGTTTGATTATTGGAATGAAAGAATGAGAAAAGATGCAGTTGGTTTATTTTGGGAGGATATTCCTCATGTTATACGTTCTGAAAAGAAAAAGCAAAAAGTAAAAGCGAAAGTTGAACCGCCAGAACCCGTGTGGTTATCACCGGACTATTTGCCAAATTTGGAAGAAGCCCAAAATATGCAAGTTCCGTTGATGAACGACATGGAACTGCTTGCTGCTTGTGGTAACAAAGAACGCTTATTGTTCGACATTGAGACATACCCTAACTACTTCCTCGCCTCTTTCCGTAGCGTGGTTTCCGGTAAACTCGTCTATTTTGAAATGACAAAGGACAGTAACTTTGAAGCGGGTAAGTTGAAATGGATTCTGGATAATTTTACCACAGTCGGCTTCAATAGCCTGAATTATGACTTGCCTATTACTGCCCTTGCCGTAAATGGAGCAAATAACGGCTTGCTCAAACAAGCCAGCGACATGATTGTCGCTCAACAAATGCGCCCGTCTGACGTCTTAAAACATTTTGGCGTTAAAATGCCAGCTTGGGATAATATTGACCTTATCGAAGTTGCACCATCTTTCTCTTCGCTTAAAATTTACGGCGGACGTTTGCACACGCCACGTCTTGAGGACTTACCGTTTGAAGTTAACCAAAACTTGTCCCGTGAACAAATGGACATTGTTAAATGGTATAACGTGGAAGCCGACTTAGTAGCGACAGGTTTTCTGCACCAAACACTTCAAGAACATTTGAATCTGCGTTACGCAATGTCCAACGAAGAGGGCGTTGACTTGCGTTCAAAATCTGACGCGCAAATTGCCGAAGCGGTTATTGCTGCCGAGTATTATCGCGCAACAGGTAGGCGCGCGAAACGTGTCGAAATCCCCATCGGTACGCAATACAAATATGACACGCCTCACTTTATTAAGTTCCAAACGCCGTTGATGCAAAGGGCTTTGGAAATTATCCAAAACAGTGTTTTTGAAGTTGGTGAAAGCGGTGCAATCGACTTGCCACCATCCATTAAAAACTTACTTCTGGAAATTAATACGTCCGTTTATCGTATGGGTATTGGTGGGTTACACTCGACCGAAAAATGCCAAAGTGTAAAAGAGGACGCTGAATACATTCTTAGGGATAAGGACGTAACGTCTTTCTATCCGTACATTATTCTTAATCAGGGGTTATACCCTGAACATCTTGGTCCAATATTCCTGCAAATTTACCGTGCCATTGTAAACCGTCGTGTTGATGCAAAAGCTCGCGGAGACAAGGTTGTAGCGGACAGCCTTAAAATCGTAATTAATGGTTCTTACGGTAAATTTGGTTCTAAATATTCTATTGTTTATTCTCCTAAACTTATTATCCAAACTACACTAACAGGACAGCTATCCTTACTGATGTTAATCGAACGTCTTGAGTTGGCTGGAATCCGTGTGGTTAGCGCAAACACTGACGGCATTGTTATCCATTGCAAACGCACAATGCAGGATACAATGGAAGCCATTGTTAAACAGTGGGAACTGGATTGTGCTTTCCAAACAGAAGAAACTGTTTATTCTGCTATATACTCAAGAGATGTAAATAACTACATCGCGGTTAAACCTGACGGGTCTGTTAAAACTAAAGGCGCGTTTGCTAATCCGTGGTCTGATACTAAAAACTTGGCTGACCGCCTCAAGAAAAACCCTACAAACATTGTCTGCATTGATGCCGTGTGTTCATATTTAACCACAGGTAGGCTCGTGGACGATTACATTTTAAATTGCAAGGATATAACTAAATTCCTGACGGTTCGTAGTGTTACGGGCGGGGCTGTTAAAGTGTATCCTGACAAAACAGATTATCTAGGTAAATCCATCCGTTGGTATTATGCCAAAAATATGGACGGAGAAATTGTATATGCTAAGTCTGGAAAGAAAGTACCTCGAACAGACGGTGCTAAACCGTGCCTAACGTTACCAAGTGAATTTCCAGACGATATTAACCACACTTGGTATATCGAAGAGGCACACAAAATCCTAAAAGAAATTGGAGCAGTTCATGAAAATTGAAGCGAAAAATGACGGCAAACTTTATACCGTTATCCGCCTTTTACAGGACGAACAAGGAACGTACCTGTTGATAGCTAGTGAAAGGCTGGATTCCTCTGCACCGTATGTGGTTATTGATGGCATGGTGCATCACGGGCGTTTACACGCAAGATGTCCTAATTGCCAAGAGAAATACTGGATGCCGTTGAACCAGACTCTTGAAGAGTTTAAGCAAGGTTGGCGTGTAACAGATATTAGACGTTTTAGAAGTTAATTAAACAGGAGACACAAATGTCGGATACAGTTAGAAGACGTCAGCGTGAGTTTATTCGTAATTTACAAGAAGAATGGGCTATTCTACTTGGTGGGTTCCGAAAACCTGAAAAGCGTGAGGTTACTCAAAAGCGAATCAAACGACAGGTTGAGTTACGGTTTAAAGACAGAGATGCAGATTTGTAAAGTTAAGTTATTGTAATTGTAGTCTGTTTAGAACCACTTTATACTACATTTATTAAATAAGCAATAGGGCGTGTTACAGCGCGTTTAGCTACCCGCCCTATACTTACCCTTACTTTAACCACAAACGCCCCGCATACGCGCGGCACGGAGCTACAAATGCAGGTCTTTAAATATATTATTGCTGTTTTTGCATTAGGTTCGTTTTTAATTATTTCCTCTTGCTCGTACGATGACGAATTGGACAGCCAAGCTCGCTATTGTAAAGGCGTTCAAGAGGGTTCGCACCCAGACTATTTGGGTACTTTCGACAAGGAATGTAAATAATGTGTGATTTCACTAGTCCAGGTGGACTGTTATTATTGTTCCTTGTATTGTTGATAATTTAACTTAGGACGATAAAATGTATTCTGTTCAAAAATACGAATTGACTGACCCTAAACAGGTTTATGTCTCAATCTATACTACCGGTAACGAAATTGAAGTTTATCTGGAAAACGACCAGAAAGGCTTGACTAAAGTGGAAATCTGCACAATTCCTGAAGCGATTGAGTTAGCCGCTAATATGGGTGTTCCTTTCCGGTTTGCATAATAAAAGGGCGCGTTATGCGCCCTTTTATTATTACAAAGTAATTCCGTATTTTGCAGCAAGTTCTGTTTTTCCAGTAACTTCGCCTGCGGTAATAAAGAATCCTTCGCCAACTTTCATTTCCACACATCCGTTGCCGCTATATGGCGCGCCGATACGGAGTTTCATACCTGCTGTCCAAGTTACAGTAAATTCCAACAGATACCATTTATCACGTTCAACAGCTAAGGCTGGAGAAGTAACAGTTCCGTTGATTTTACCTGAACCACCTTTGATAGTGTAAGGTGTTGTACGTTCATCATAAACCAAGTCCGGACCGTCACCATCAGCAAAAGCTACAACGGCACTGGCGACCTTACGATTGCCCATACCTGTGAATTTGACAGGTGCGACCAACTTGACTACATCACCCGCAACAAACGGAAGATTTTCAAAGTCGATGTAAGTACCAAGATACTTAGTTTCACGGTCTTTCAGGTTGTTGACTAATACCCTGTGGTCACCGTCTTCTTGAACCATACCGTTAAATTGAGGACCGACGGTATTAGTGTTCATAGACGGTTCTACTGTCACCTTAACGCCATCCGCATTTGTAACGGATTTTGCACCGATAGCCACATTGTCGCGAATATTAAACGTAACAAGTTTTTTAGGTGTAGCAGGTGCAGGGCTGGCGGGCGCGGCTGGCTCGTTACTGGCGGGCGGCTGCGCTGGTGCAGGTGTTGGGCTGGCTGGCTGCCCGCTTGCCGCTGGCGCGGCTGCTGGCGGGCTTGCTGGCGTTGCTTGCTCACCACTGGCGGCGGGTGCGGCTGCCTCGCCTTTTAACGCCAAATATGCGTTTCCAACTTCAGCAGCTGTCAATTCCTTGTTGTAGTACATGACGTTGTAAATATCAGCACTAACCTGACCGTTACCGTTCCAAATGGAACCCAAAGTAACAAGTTCGATGTCGGACAGATGAGTCATAGTGATAACGTACTTGGTATTCAGCTTCAACTCTTGTCCTGTATAAGGAACGCCGTTAACATACATACGGTCTTGACGTTTCATTGTGAACAGGTCATCTCGTCCACCACGTTGAATACCAAATCCACCACCAACGCCTACTAAGTTTTCGCCGTTTTTATTAGCAAAGCCAACAAACGAAGTTCCTGTTGGACGACCGCCAAGACTCTTAATGGTAATTTCCATCATGAGACTGGCTTTTGCAGATTTTGTAACAGGCATCAAACCGTAAACACCAGCAGAAGCTTCTTCATCACGAAGTCGTGCGCGGATGTATTTGTTAGCAACATCAACCAAGCCCTCATATCCGCGTGGCGGGTAAGAACCTGCTTTTGTAACTTTGGTAGTCTTACCTTTGATTGGAATTTCCTCGCTAGTAGCATTCGCCCAATCGAGTTCATCAATCGGTGTGGGTACAGTTCCGTTTAAGGTAGGCTTAACGTAACTATCTTCAAAGGTGACAACTTTAACCACAGTGGATTCCATTGTGAACTTCTCTGTCGCCGTGCCTGCAACGGTAATCGCTTCGCCGTTGTAAGTGTTACCGGACACAAATGCGCGGTTCAGCGGCATTTTGCTGTTCAGCAGGAATTGAGCCATGAACTCGTCTTTTGGACGGTCACAAACAAACTTGTTGTTCATCAAGTTAAGGTGAATGCTTCCAGGTTCATCGAGTTCCAACGCGACAACACGGCGCACACTGTTTGTCGTGTAATGCAGTTCATTATCTTCGACAATAACAAGTGGATGGCGAGCGCATTGGATGTAAAGGAATTGCGACCAAGAAACGTTCTTGCCTGCCTTGATTACATTGTGGTGAATATGGATTGGCATATCATTTGGAATAACTGCCGAACCGTTTTTCTCTTGCAAGAAAATAGGCGTATCCATACCCTCTTCGTATGTGATGGTATTATGGGCGAACTCGATTTTACCAAGACCAATGTGGGCATTACCGTCCGCAGAAGCAAAGAAAATGTGGTGGATACGTTTACCTGTTACCGTGTTGTTTTTAATAACGACATTGGTCTTAACGTGTTTCGCGCCCTCATTATTGCGCCACTCGAACACGCGGTGACCTTTACGACCAGTCCAATCTATACCCTCAACAGTGTTACCCTCGATAAGGATATCCACGTCAGGTTGGTTCTTCCATGTTTGGTTTGGCTGCGGTTTGTTTTCCACACGCACACCAGTCCACTGATAGTAGTCGAAGTTACGGTATGGGTTGTCAGGGCTGGCAAACGTTGTCCATGGTTTGTGGGTTACGTCCCTTTCAAGAATGAAGTTCGGGTTATTGATCAGCTTGTTGCGGAGGATGCGGATGTTACGTTGAGGATAACCTCGACCCTCGATAGCCACACCAAAGAAGCGGTCGCCATCAGATGTGTTGTCGCTAATCTCAGCGTCGCAAGCATCATGAGTATCTAAGCCTTTACGGTAGTTAGAACGGGTTGTGTTACCTGTCCAAGTAACCGAAGCGTTGACTGAACCGCTGAAAGCAGTGATGCCGTAACCCGTGCCACCGCTGGCTTCGTGACCGTTAAATTCGCACAAACAACCGCGAACAATGTTACCTTTTTGATTTTGAACGAGAACGCCTGCGCTGCGGTTGTGGTGAGTATGACAATCAATAACCACATTGTCTTCGCCGCGATATTTAAGGTCGTCCAGTTTAACTTTACCAGTGTAGAAGTCAAAGTTTTCTTGCAAAGTTTCAGGGCTAATTGCACCGACAAAGATACCGGCACGATTACCGCCGCAAGCTTCAACACGTTCGACACGGCAACGTTTAGTGTCCATAAGAGCAAGGCATGAAATTTGACCGAAGTAAACATCGTCTGGGCGGTAGAATTCGCCCTCGTATTTGATTGTAAAGTCCTCAAAGACTTTATCCTCGACTTTATGGGCGAGAATACCGCAAGACAAACGGCTGTCCGTTTTGTTGGTATTGCTATCCCAATCGTATTCCTGCGCCCAATTAAACTTCAGAATGGACTTACCTTTACCAACACCCTTGATACCTTTAATCCGGCTATTGTTGGCTTTTGTAATTTTGATTTGAGATTCGAGAACGTACTCTTTCTCTTGCAGGCGAATAAAATCGCCCTCTTCCGCCGCGCGTTTAATCTCAAGCAAAAGCTCGAACGTACTGTTGGAAGTGTAATCCTTACCTGTGGTTACACCTTTACCTTCCAGAATGTTGTTCAAGTTTTCACGAACGTCTTTTGGAATGTCCGATACGGAATTAATAACCACAACATCATTCTGACGTTGCATGACGAGGGCTTTGTCCTCTCGATTATAGAAGCTGTAATCTTCAACTTTAGTGATCAGATCCATCATTTATCCGTTTCGTAATTATACGGAAGCAGCCTATGTTTCCATAAACTGCTTCTACTTTATTAAACTTCTGATGCCTGCGCTCCAACTGATTTAGTAACCAGTTGGGCGGTTTTCAGAACTGACTCTTCCCCAGTTACAGGGTTCAATGCTTCTGTTAAATGGTTATAGATAAACTCTTCAGCACTTTCGTTACTTTGTGGCGCAGCGTTGATTTGTACTTCAATGCCCAATGCACCTACTGGCGATTTACCGTTTTCCCATGATTTTTGAGAAACGTAAGAACGCAACGTTGCTTGAACGATATTGCTTTCTTTGTTTACATAGTAGGACGTAACGCGGTGGAATTTACAGGTTACATCAGTTTCATCGTCAACTTGTTCAAGCAGAACGCCGATAATTTGATTTTGTGACATGATTGTCTCCTTGTTGTGAATTAAATAGTTGGGGCTGTTACAAATTGTGAAGGGCGGCGAAATTTACATAATAGGCCGTATGCGTTGTAATTTTCAAATCCTGTAAATGAAGCCTTACCATGATTATCGTGATACGAAATAAGACTACTCACATCTTCCAGTCTAGGGGAACTTCTGTCCCTTTTTCTATTGTACACTCCAACCAAACGATTTCCTTTTCTATGTATAGATACCGCCCATATATCTATATCCACAAGACCTATAACAGTGTCAGGTGGTGTATATTCCAAACCTGTTACAATAACAATTTCTTTTCTGGGAGATCCTGACAAATCAATAATACCTAACACTTCATCGTCTGCTATATCTAATTCGCGCTCGAACGGTTGAGAAAACTTCAACTGCCCTAACACATTCAGATTCAACGCATTACTACTAAAGGTCAACTCGCCCGCTTCGTCATAAAGGTTTAGACCGTAACCGCTACTATTGTCATTTTTCGTTGCCCGTGTAAAGTAATGACAGCGAACGATATTCTCATTTGGTTTATCCTGTACAGGGAAAGCGACATAATTGGCGTATTGTTCGGACGGTATGCAAGCGATTGAGTAATTTTCAGAAATCTCCAACACTCGAATGACTTCACCACCGTGCATAGGTTCAAAAGAGACATAAGAATCTTTCTGTTCCTTTTGAACCGTGCCGTGATAGCTGTACACAATACCACCCGTCAGGCGTATCCCGTCTAACTCCGCACCAAAAATCATAATGATCCCCAAACTTTCCCACGCAAACGTATTCCATTCCAGTTACTGCAAGTAACTCTCAGACGGCCTGAATCTGGATTAAAATCAACATTAAGCTCGTCTTTATTTTGACCCAGTGGGGTGAATTGTTCCGAGTGGTCTTCAAAAGAGAAATGTAACTGTCTGTAGTTTGAAAATTCTTGTTTGAAATACCGCTCAATATTTCCTTTTATTTCAAACTCACTTAGCAAAACTAAAAAGTTCTGCAACTTAAAATCCTTCAAATCCAAGCCGTAATCCACTGTTTAACCCAATTTTCCTAGTCGAACCCGCAAGACTCCTCTTTCATCATAAACATCTATACGGTCGTTAGTTATTCTCATGCCGATATTACCTGCATTAGCCCCAATGCGTACATTACCATTGTTATCTACTGCAAACTTACCGTTACCAAGATTCAGCGAACCTGCGGTTACATCGCCCAAGTTAGCAGTAATTGCGGATAAACTATTCACGTTCATGTGGTTAGCAGTAATCGCCCTACTTGCAATCTTCTGAGCAGTAATTTGACCTGCTCCAATTTTATCAGCGGTAACAGCACCAGCAGCTAAACGACTGGAATCAATACTACCTGCTTTAATCTTAGCAGCGTCAATAACGCCAGCGTTTAACTTGCGGATTAATGCTTCTCCGTTAACCACAAGGCTACCATCAATAGCGATTATACGGTTAACGGTGTCAATTGTAAAGGGTGTAATGTTATTGTATCCAGGCTTACCGACTTTGAACTTATCCACAGAGAAGTAAATTTCTCCTCGCGGTTGACCGCTATTACGGTCAGACAGCAATTTGTAACCTGTCAAGTAACCGTTGTTATCAATGAATACGGTTTTCTCAGCAGATACGCCGTTTATTGTGGAAGTATTGGTCTCAACCTTTGTGGTTAAGCCGTTAACTTTAGAAGTAAGTTCCGTTTGCTTTCTTGCACTTGCTTCATCTTTGGTTGCTTGGACCTGTTTAAACTCGTTGATAGTTGCTTTAGTTTTATCAACTTCAATACCTACATCTTCCGGTGCAGGAGTCCAGTCCGTCCCAATAGTACCACGTTCAAACTTAATCTTTTTAATGGTATTGTTTGAAGTGGCTGATTGTGGATAAGCGTAAACGTTCAAATTAACGTTGGTCGTTTTGTCACGTCCAGTATAAGTGTTATCTGCCCATTTAAACTGCTTTTGGTAGATACCGTCACTAACCTTTTTCAGTTTGGCAAGCTCGCCCCAGCCCTCGCTATTGTACACGGCAAAATCCGTGCGACCTTGACCTAATTCTCCCCACAGGGTAACGACTACATCATCTCCAAACTTAGGTGCTTCGGTGATTTTGAATTGATGCAAATAATTGCTATCCGTTACATTAGGATTACTATCCTTAACAAGGTTGCGACCACCAATTTTGACGTTGTTCACTTTAGCTTCTAATTGTTCAGTTTTAGTCGCAAACGAACCCTTAGCGTCAGATAAGGTGTGTTCCAATCTTGTTATCTTAGCATCTGTTGATTTTTGAAGATTATTGGCGTGAGCTTTTGCGTCTTGCAATGCTTTATCAGCTTTCGATTGTGCGTCTGCCGCCGCTTGTTGCTTCACAATAGCGTCCTTAGCTGCCGCATCAGCAATAGCTTGAGCTTTAGCAGCATTCGCTTTGGAAGTTGCATCACTTGAAGCGGAAGCAATAGCTTGGGCTTTAACCGCGTCCGCTTTTGCTTGAGCCGCTTGTTCTGCTGCAATTCGAGCGTCATTCGCTTTGCTGGTTGCATACGTTTGCGCCGCTGCGACCGCTTGAGTTTTGGCATTGTCCGCCGTTGCTTCCCACAGTGATTGCAAACCTTGTCGCGCTAAGGAACTTACTTCTGTTTTAGTCGCTTTAGTAGTTTTGATTTCCTCAATGCTACTTTCCGCAGTTTGTAATCTACTTTTAGCCGCATTGATTTCTTTGGTCTGAGCTTCGTCTTTAGTAACTTGAGCTTTTTTATATTGATTGAATTGTGCTGCCACGTCAGCAACACTAATATCCAAATCCTCTGCCGCTGGTGACCAGTCAGAAGGGATTGTTCCTCTTTCCAGTTTGATGCGGTCAATACGTGATGTACCTGTACCAGTCTCGGGTCCGTGATAAATCAATAGTTTGTCGTTTGACGGATTGTTTTTAGACCTGTCCCATGTTGCTGTCAGTCTGTAAACTCCATCAGACACTTTCTTCATTGTGCCTAGCCAGTTCCAGCCGTTTGAATTGAACGGCAAAAACGCTTCACGACCACTACCCAATTCGCCCCATATTGTGATAGTAACAGGTTCATCCTGTTTTAAGGAGTTATCTGTTAGCAGGTATGTTTGCAGTAAGTAATTGGAATTTTGAACTTGTACGTTGGAACCTCGGACTAAGTTTCTCGCGCCAATAGACAATTTATCCAATCTCGCAGTAATCTGCTTTGTTTCTTCGGCAGATGCAAGATTAGTACCAGATATAGTTTTCTGTAATTGGGTAATAGATGCAGTTGTGATGTCATTCAAACGTTTAGCTTCAGCTATTGCGTCCGCCTTAGCCTTATCTGCTTTCCGTTGAGCGTCATCCGCTGCTTGCTGTTTAACGGATGCAACCTTTGCAGCAGCGTCCGCAATCGCGGCAAGTTTTGCAGCATTAGCTTTGGATTCCGCGTCGCCTTGTGCAACGGCAATAGCGGCGGCTTTTGCAGCGTCGGCTTTAGTTTGTGCAGCAGCTTCAGCCGCTTGCCGTGCGGCGGTTGCTTTGTTTTGCGCGTCAGTTTGTGCAGCGGTAACAGCTTCGCGTTTGGCGGTTGCAGCAGAATTTTCCCATTCGCTTCGCAGGGTGTTTCTTGCTAGGGAACTCACTTCATTCTTGGAAGCTTTTGTAGTTTCCAAGTTTGTAATCTTGCTTGAGTTTTGACCAATGCGCGAATTAGCATCACGAAGTTGTTCTGTCAACGCTTGTTCTTTTTGCGCTAAAGCATTTCCGTATTGTGTAATCTGCGCTTGAGTATTAACCACAATTTCGTCAGTATCTTCTGGCGCGGGTGTCCAGTCCGTAGGTACAGTTCCTTTCTCAAACTTAACTTTTTTGATGTTAAAGGTTGATGTTGATGTGTTTGGGTAAGCATAAACGTTCAAAGTGGTATTTGATAACTTATCGCCGCCTGTGTAAGTATTGTCCGCCCACTTGAACTTAGCTTGGTACACGCCGTCTGAAATCTTCTTCAGTTGAGCTAATTCCCCAAAACCGCGTGAATTGTAAACAGCGAATGCGGTGCGTCCTTCACTTAAATCACCCCATAATGTTACAATCACATCTTCCCCGAATTTAGGAGCTTCTGTAATAGCGAACTGATGTAAATACTGACTGTCGTTAGTGTTTGGGTTACTCTTGCGAATAAGGTTGCGACCGCCGACATTGATATTGGAAAATTCAGCTTTCAGTTCTGTCAACTGTGTAGCTTGACTAGATTGAAAGTCTGAATAAGTTCTGCGGAGCGAAGTAATATCCGCTTCTGCGCCAGCGACGCGTGAAGAAAGTTGAGTAGTTTGTTCCGCTTGGCTTCTATCTTTTTCAGCACGAACTCTTTTTTCTTCGTTAATTGCAGCGGTGTTATCATTGAGCTTGGCGACCAACGTTTCACGGGCGCGGGCTTCTGCAGCATCAGCATCCGCGCGAGTTTTGCTTTCACGTTCAATAGCGGCGTTAGCGTTACCCAGATTTGTGGTTAAAGTGTTAATCTGTTGTGTTTGGTTGTTGTTGACTGTTTCAACAGTTGTAATGCGTGTTCCAAGCTGATTACTTTTAGCCAACAAGTCCGCAGCAGCTTTGTCCGAGGATTGTTTAATCGCTTGGACTCGTGCGGACTGTTCCGCTTGGATTTCGCGTGTGCGAGCGTCCGCTTCACGTTGCAGGGCTTCTGTTCGCTGTTGAGCTTCGGCGCGAGCGGATTGTGCAATAGCGTCTGACCGTGCTTGTGCTTCTGTTCTAAACCGGTTGTCAAAACTATCCAATCGTGTAAGGATATCACTGTTAAGGGTGTTTGTTGTCTTGCGGACAATATCCTTAACTTCTGCTTCTAATTGTTGAAGTCTTTTATCTGCTTTTGCGTCAGCTTGGTTAAGTGATTCCTGAAGCTGTCTTTGCAGGTTGCGAAAATCTTCTTCAAACGGTGTAGCTACTTCCCCTTTTACCGGACCAGTAAATGCACCTTCGATACCGCGTTTATCAATGGGTCTAACCCAAAAATAATAGTTTTCGTGTTGGCTTGCGCCAGTGTACATATAACTGTCCAAAGGCCAGTCGACAACGTTAATCAACTTGGCATTAGATAATTCAGTATTATTGGATACCCAAATTTCAGTATAACCGCCAGATTTAGCGGGAACGCTCCATTGCAAAAAGATAGCGTAGTTGGACGGTATTGTGGTTAAAGTACCTGAAGTGATATTAATGACTTGACGAGTACGCGCGACTTCTTGTTGGCTACCGTCTGCGTATTCTTCAGTAACCACAACATCATAGTCGCCATTGGGCAAATTGCCGTTAATGCCTGCACCATCGAATTGTTTAACGACTTCGCCCGTATTGTGTTTATATGCGGTTGTAAATGTGCGGAACAATCGTTTACCGCCAATGTTCAACCAAGTTGACCATTTTGTGTCAAAGAAGCGTACATCGATACCTTGTTTAGTGTATCTTGTTTGATAAATGCGACCTTTAGCATCACGCAAACTAACAACAACATCACCATTGATGCGATAGATACCGTCCTGAACGTTGGATTCGTTTTCGTCCAATTCAGTAGGTTTGAAGAAGTTACCCCAGCCCTGTTGAGGGTCTGTGTGAAGCGGTTTACCAGATTCGTAGTTAGCGATGAGTTGAGTGTCGCTTTCCGCGTGTTCATTGAGCGGTTCAGCTTCTACTGTAAAGGTGATACCATATCTGTGTCCCGCTTGTTCAGTTAATTGAAATGTGTTAGGGACAATTTGGACTTTGTGGGTTTGCGGACTTCCCTCGTCTGTAATTAAATCCATTAAGAAAGGCAATGCGCCGCGTTTGGTAATATGGCGGTAGAACGCCATGATATATTGGTATTGTTCTTTATTAAGATTAAAACCAACATTGATGGAATGCACGTTGTCCACGGTGTCCTTGCGGACACGACTTGCCCCACCGTTAAGGCGTGTTGAGATATTACCCTCGCCAAATTTGACGTTATAGGAGCTAGAGTCTGGGAGCAACTGCAATTTTTTCACGGTTTAAATCCTGCTATGATACGTTCATCGTCCGCGTCATTGTGTTCTTTTGGTTCTGCTTCAACGTTAAATGCAATGACGTAACTGTTACCTGTTTGTGATTGTAATTGTAATGTATTGGGCAACATAACGCAAACATATTCGTCCTTTAAACCGTCAACGATTAAGTCCATTAAAAACTTTTTAGCACCGTTAGAAGTAGATTTACGGTAAAATGCCATAAAGTATTCATAAGACTTAGGATTCAATTTAAGCGTAACGTTAACAGTATGCGTCCCTTTAATCATAGTCTTGCGGACACGACTAGCACCGCCGTCCAATTTGACAACGGTGTTTTCATTGGCGAACTGCACACTGTAAGAGCTACTATCAGCTTGAAGTTTTAATTTATCCATTATACTACCTTACCTGAATATGGATTATTACCGTTCATGTAATCGTGGTCATTATCATAATATCGTTCATCATAGTTGATAGCTTTCACTTCAACTTGCATATCGTCTTCAGGACTTTTCTCCTGAAGTATGAACTGTTTATTACGGCTAATTTTATCACTTGCTTCAATGATGTACATCGAGTTGACGTAGTTTAAATCATCCGCAGCCAACTGAAGACTAGGGGCGCGTTCCAATGTGATTACGTTCCCTTCCACCTTAGCAATTTTGATAGACTCGGTTGTCTTGTTCCAGTGTTGGAAGAAGATGTAATTACCTGCTGTTGCGACTACCTCTCCCGATAACCACACTTTAAGACCGTCTTGTTTAATCACTTCGCCTTCAGCATAAGCGGCGCGTGTATTATCGGATACTGCAATGCGGTCATTGACAACTAACAAATCCGCTTCAGCAAGGCTTTTGAATTTGACGCTTATTCGTTTATACCGTTGCATATTGTACAATCGCCAAGCGTGCAGATATGCTTGTCTGTGGTTACGAACGCCTAAGGATTCAATACTTTGGTATTTACGCGCAGAACCATCTTCAGGAATCATATAAATGGTTTGTGAACCGTCTTGTGGGTCAATATATTTGTATTGGATACCGTCATAGTCGTTTTGAGTGCCAAACTTAATGCTTCGGGTCTCACTTCCTGGAATCTTGTTGCGATGGTTAAAAATCATTACAGGAAGTTTGTCATTGGTGTCAGAAGCGATTTTAATCTTTTCACCCGTGCGGTAAGCGGTTGCAAATGTAGCGTCTGCAACGGATTGAATCATTTCCTCAAACGACATATCTTCATCGTCAAAGGTGTATCCAAATTCAACAGCGTCCGATATGCCAAAATAACTTTTAATCTTGTCGTAGGTATCATAAATACCCTCAACATCAATTTCGTCTATTGTACGACCGCCGTTCTTAGGGTCTAAACAGATGGCGCAAAAAATGTCAGCCGCATAATTTGTCGGATGCAAGGTAGTGCTAAACTCTCTTGTGCCGATTCTTTGCGGTAACATTCTAGTAACCACAAGATTTAATTTGCGGTCTTTAACCGCCAATGCGCCGTCCGTAGCATTAGTAATCGATTTGACAATAGTAATATCTCCTGGATTACCAATATCCAGTTCTGAGCCATAATACAAATCACGCCACTTAATCTCATCGACCCAAGACCCGTCAAAGTTTTCGTTTGTAGGTGTTGTTCTGTAACATAACACTTTATAACGACCTTTGGGAACAGTGAGCTTTAATGTCAACGCGCGTGTACCTTGCCATTTTTCTTTACCTTGTACAGTGCCGCTTGTTTCGTAAGTATCGCCTACAATGTTGCCTTGATTATCAACTTGCATTGCTTTGAGGGTTACTTCGACATTAAGGGCGCGTTCACCGTCCTTATCACGAGAATATAAACCACTTAAAGCGACAATATTGGCGATAATTTGAGTAGTACCAGCATGGTCACATACAAACGGACCGATAACTTCTGTTTCAATATCCTTAATGCTTGCTTTACCCACAGTCTGCAAGGGTGCATTCGGTAACGTAGCCCATGCTGGATTAACCCTAACAGGGTCTTTTAGTGTGAGAACGTTATTAGTATTTGAAAGGACTTCGTACCTACCGGACAAGTCTGCGCTGAAGTTAGATTGCTTAAGTTCTAACGATTCATAACTTCCTCTAATGCTTTCGCTGACTGTAACAGCTTCTTGAACTTCTACCCGATAACCTAAGAAAGCATTGTTTTGCAACCACCATTTTTCGCGCTTACGACCAAACATAGCAGAAACAGATTTAATGGTAAAGAAACCTGAACAGCCAGCGGTATATGATTGATTATTCACAACTTTAGTTACAAAGCGACTGTTGAGATAAACTGTGCTACCAGCTTTCAACGTTTTAATCTGTTGTAACCTGCTTTCGTCACCGTAGAACAACAACGCATTATTCTCAGGATTAAACTTAACCCCTTGCGTTGGAATATCCCTTACGTCACGAACAACAGCTTTGATATTGACTTGGCTACCAGCACGAAAAGGCGGCATAGTAGTGTTAAGATTTCGTCCTGCTGCCATTCGTATCCATAGTGAAGTACGAGTATCCGGAATGCGGATTGTACCATCACGATTAATCTGCATTCCACGTTCACCCTCATAAGCTGCACCCTTGAAAGGTTTAAGGACTTGACCGTTTACACTATTAGAACGTTTAAGGTTATAGAATTGTTGGTCGATTGGTTTACCTACACGATATTGCGGAGTAGTCAAGTTGAATGGTTCATACACTTCCACACTAGCACCGTCAATCTCTTGAATAGGTGTAGTGTCGTCCTTAATGTCCGCTAAGTTGGCAATGTGATATTTACCTCTACCAATAGCCATCAAAGAGAATTCGCGCTCAATGTGGTTATCATAGATTTTATAAGGGTTGGAGATAAGGTCAGGGACAGACAGCACAGTTCCGTAAATATCAGGAATGCGTTTCCAGACACGCGCTTTATTTGTACGTCGTGATAATTCGTTATTACCTGATTGATTTGTAGCATTTGCCATCGCTGCGGCGTTTGGTATATTTTTTGCCATTGTAGCTACAACAACAGCGGCTACAACAGCAACGGCAATAGCCACATAAGCACCATACATGGCCATAAACGCTGACACCGCCTCTTTAGGTACTACCACTACATAAAATTCGCCTGTGAGCGCGTTTACGGCGTTTATGCTGTTGGTGTCAAAAGGGGTAACATCGTTTTCAGCGGACACACTCTCGTGAAACAAGTGCGCGTCTTGAGGCCATGTATCCCACAGAGTTGAAAGGTATTCTGCGACAGGTTTATCTGTTTCGTGAACTTCGTATTCGCTTTGTTCAAATGGGTTGAGCAGGATTTTGATTGTATTCATAATATCTTATCTTATAAGCAAAAATCGAAACCTGTTCTAAAGGTTCCCATTTAACGTTGTATTCGTCTGTTATGTGCAACAAACGCCCGTGAACCATTAAACCGCAGTGAAGTCCGTCCCAATAGTTAATCAACACGATTTGAGCTTCTTTATAACCACACTTGTGAAACATGGTTGTCTGGCGGCGTGTGGTCATACCATCTTCCAAGAACTTATTAAATTGTTCGCTAATATCAACGCCGTAAAAATACTCAAATGCTTCCATCATGAAATGGAAGCAGTTGTAATTCATTTTATCGTATTGCTTATTAAGCAAGTCGTCCAATGTCATAGCAAACTCTTGAGGAACGGAAATCTTACGGTTGAGTACAATTCCCCTGTTTTGGATTTGTTCACATTAGGTGCAGTCGCTTGGAAAGTCGTGCCTTGCTGGTCGTAGTTGAAACTGTCAATCTGCAAGGTAATTGGTCCGTACAATACAAAGTCAGGGTCATCGCTTGCATAGCAACGATACTTAAGAACAGGCTTTGCCAACATTCCTTCGTTCTCAAAAGCCCGTTCCAGTTCTTGAGGTAATACCTCGCCTAAATCGCCGATGGTAATATTTAAGGTCTGGTCTAAGTTCGTTTTACTGCTACCCATTTCCAGCTTTAGGGGAAAGTAATCAAATTGTACCCTATTCGCGTCGCCGTTGGCAAGTTTAGCCGTCCAACCGTTTGTAACGTTACGGACAATTCTTAAAGGCTTTGTAAAATGACTATGGATAATTTCGATAGTTTCAATATACACCACGTCTTTACGACCTTTAAGGAAAAACTCTTCCAAGCGACTCATGATGTTCTCCTTTTAGCTTGAACGTTATCAGCAAGGGCTTTAGATACAGGGCTGTTCGGATTAGCCAGTTCCCCTGCAACAACGCGACCCGCTTGTCTACTAACCACAGCTTGAGCTTCTTGTCTGGCGATAATGCGAATGTTATCCTCATCAATTTGTTCTACTTCGTGCGTTACACCACTTGCATAGTTTTGGATAGTGATGTTAACACCAGAAGAAACAGAACCACCTTTGGCAGCTTTTCCTGATACTGACAAATTACCATTTCTCAAAGCTTCCAGATTATGCACACCAATCCGTCGAGTTGCATCAGCGTCAAATACATACTCTTGACCGTGTACAACGCCAGCAATCTGGTCTTTACCCATTGAGCCTGTATAACCACCTGTCATAAACCCTTTACCCAGCATAGCAGGCAGGGCGGCGGCTAATGCCACCACCGCCATCATACCCGCCATACCCGCTGCTGACGCGCTACCGAATGTAGCGGTATTCGCTAAGGTTGCAGCGGGCGCGTATGCGCTCGTAAGGCTCGCAGCTTGCGCCGTGCCTTGCGTGGTTGCAGCAGTACCCGCAGCCTTACTGCTACTAGACATCAACAGTTGAGTGATAACCCATTGAGTACCGAGTTTAACCAAACCAGAAATCAAACTTTGTAAGCCTTGTTTAGCTGCATTCTTAAGACTATCACCCAAGTTGTCGCCTTGCACGATAGCTTTACCAATGGAGTCCGCAAAACCGTCTTGAATGTTAGTGAAGAATGTACCAAATTGGTCTGTAAGGTCGTTCAATGTGCCGGTATATCCTTCCAGTAACTGGTCTTTACCCAGCATAATCGCGCCGAATACTTCCTGCCATGAGTTACCCATAGCAGAACCATCAGCGGTCAATCCTTGAGCTTGATTAGCACGTCCGATAGCAGTTTGATTTGCCAGCATTTTACGTCCAGCGTACTGACCGCCAATTTCACCAGAAGCCATCATTTCCATAATAGCCTGTTGTTCCATACGGAGTTTTTCAACTTCTGCTACTTGGGATTTATGAACGTTCAGCTTAGCCTGTTCTAATTCCAGGATTTTAGCGTGTTCAAGGCTTTCGTCTTTAAGTTTAGCAAGCTGTTCTTCTGTATAGAAGATGCCTTCCTTACGTTTACTTGCAATGTAATCATTGAACGCAGCAATAGCTTTTTCTTCGATGGTAATAGCGCGTAAGTGCGTCAACTCTTTTTCACGACCTTCAGCAACTTCACGAAGTTCTTGGGCAACCTTAGCTTCCTCATACTTCAAAGCCAATTCCGCTACTTTCGCAACCTGTTCTGTGGTTAAATTCACATCATGTTGCTTTAGTGCGTCCATCATTTCCATTGTTTTCACGTCAGCAAGACGCGCGTTACCCACAAGGGTTAGACTTTGGATTTCCTTCTCAGTTTTCTCAATGATTTGGTTGTAATAGTCAATCTGCTTCTCAAGAGCTTTTTCTTGTTTTTCGTAGATTTTATTATAAACACGATTATCCACTTTTGAGTCAATAGGACGGGCAATCATCAATTGACCGATACCCTTTTTCAGCTTGTTGTATTGGTCGTAACCTGCCGCACCAATACGACCGTCGCCATAGGTTTTTTGTTTAGCGTCGGATACCCAACCACTCTTAGTGAACATAGCACTGTGTCCGTGTATGCGACCCAATTTAGTCCAAGAGGACATAGATTGAATATCACCTACTTGTGGCGTATAATTCTCATCAAACTTAACCCATTTATACTTACCTGTCGCCACCGCGTTTCTGGCAACATTGATACCGCTGCCCGCGCGTTTGTAGTTTTTAGCAAACGCTTCTACAGCACGGTTGATATACTTAGCACAATCGCCTGTATATTTATCTAAAGCACGGGCATTCTTTTCAGCAAATTCAGCAGTCTTTTCTGCAAAGGTTTGACTTTCAGATTTACCTGCACGACCGCCCCTCAAAGATTTTTTAGCAGCTTCGGATTGGCGATTCACTTCTGCAAGTTTTTTAGCAATTTCAGGGTTAGCGTTACGAAGAGTGTCTTCAATCTTACCCAATTTACCGTTAGATTCCCTTAACAATTTTTCTTGGGCTTGAGCTTCTTTGCGACTAGCTGCCGCGTTTTTAATCATATCTTCCATCCATGTTGATTGGCTTTTCAACATGGATTGTTCAAAAGTGTCGTTTTGTTTATAAGGAACTGGTGTTGTATTAACGTTCGCAAAAGGGTTATCGAAACCTGATAACTGCAATGTAGGACCTACGGTATTATTAAACCATTGAACGATAGCTTTACCACTATTCATGATTTTAGCATTGAGATTGTCGAAATCAACCCCAATGTTATAGATGACATAATGTAATGTAGCGGCGATTACAGAACCAATTATGTCGTACACTTTACCAACCGTTTCCAGCAAACCCCAAAAACCTGAATCCGTTGTTTTGAAGTAATCCTGGAACAAGCTAGTTTGTTTATCGACACTTTTATCAGTTCTGGTTTCAATGTCTACTAATGAGTCGTAGACAACGTCATAAAGCATTGACCAACCTGCACCAACGGCATCAAGCATATCTAGGAAGAACGTGCCGGTATCAGCAATAACACCATGACTATTTTGCAACTCATCTTCCATTAATATGGCGTAAGTTATAATACCAGTGATAGCAACAATAGCGGCGATACCCATTGCAGCGAACGGATTTGCGGCGATTGCGGTAAATGTAGACAAAATAGCGGGCAACAGTCTGGACGATAATGCAATAGCTATCGCTGTGAAAGCAGATACGCCAACGGAAGCCAGTAACTTCATGTGTTCCGATAACCACAGGATAGCACCAGCCAACTTGGAACTAACATTAATTTTGCTATCGAGTTCACCCCAGAACTTAATCCATTGGTTTTTGAGTTCTGTCAGAGCGTCCGACACGCGCATTTTATAACCGGAAAACTGTTTATCCACTTCTGGTTGGGCATCACGAATAGCCTCAATCATAACGTCCAGTGTCAGCTTACCTTGTTTACGCAGTTCCAACAATTCGCCGCGAGTAACACCCATTTTCTTCGCAATAGCGTCCATAAGCAAAGGCATAGTTTCTGCAACGGTACGGAATTCATCACCGTCCAGTTTACCTTTTGAAAACGCTTGCGATAACTGAAGCAAAGCTGCGCCCGCCTCTTGGCTGCCCTTACCGGACATTGCAATCATTTTGTTGACAGTTTCAGTCACCATTAAACTGTCTTTTTGGCTACGTCCAACAGATTTTAAAGCTAAGTCAAAACGGCTAAAAGCGACTGCGGTATCCTCAACAGAAGAACGGCTTCGCTTGGCAATGTCAAACATCTCTTTTGTCAGTTGATTAACCTGTGCCTGACTCTCTGAAACCAATTTCAATCTATTTTGCAAGTTGGTGTAACTGTCGATTGCTTTCACGATTGCGCCTGTACTAATTGTCGTACCTGCAAACGCGGAAAACAACGTCATCATTTGTCGTATTTTATAAACAGTTCTTGTTAATGAATTATGTAGTTTACCGAACTCTGAATGCAACTTTCCAAAACTGTGGTTATTGCTTTTCGACAAAGAACCATTCATTTTGTCCGCGCTTTTGGCGGCACTTTCAGCAGAATCTGCAATCTCTCGGATGTTACGGATGACAACACGAGAACCACTTTCGCTAATAACAATCTTGATGTTTTCGTTTGCCATTTAGAACGCCTTTAAAAGAATTTTTGAGTGTGTTTGTATCGAGTTTAATGCTACTTCTGCTGCGCGTAAAACATAATTAGACGGAGCTTGTTGACTGCTGCCCTCATTAAGTTTAACGATATAATCCACATTGTTTTGGATATAAATAGGTTTAGTTCCAGAGTGAGCCGAGATAACCGCTGTCGCTGCGTTTAATGCACCAGGAATAGCGGCATCTCGACCATAAGTTTCGATAATGCTTTCAACGCCTGTGCCAATACTAACAATCCAGTTTGAACGCGCTTTACCTGTCAAAACAGGTGTCGCAGTAACCACATGGGCGTGGACATCACCTGCCACCTTTTTCATGATACGGCTCGCACCTTTTTCAACTTCGTCCGCCGTTTCACGCATACGTTTTGCAAATTGGTCTAAGTTCATTTCTTTTTCAGTTGTTTAGCACGGTAATCTAAATACGCATTATCCATTTCTCGCACCATGTAAAACAAGTCGTCTGTTTGATAAGCAGATAACCCGTTATATGCAGCCCAATCTCGTATTGCAGTCCAAGGAATCGGACCTTCAGCCATACCGTAGCTTCGACACGTTGATAAATCTAAAAACGCCATGAAATACAACTCTAGTCCTTTCGTGAGAATAGGTGCATTTGCAATGGCGTCCGGTATTGGAAGTTTTAATTGAGCGCACTGACGCAAGATAGCTTGTTCAGTGTCGCCCTGCTCCAACTGGTAGAGCAGGACGTCTTTTAGTTTTTTGCGTCTTGCTCATTAATTTCTGTGCGGAACAATGCAAGGTTAGTTGCCTGTTCTTGAACGTCTGCAAACAGTTCTGGCAAGTCCGAGAACAGTTTAATGACGTTGTCGCGGTTGAAAGGCATAGGTTTACCGTCCGCGCCCTCAATGTTTGACCAGCCGATAACCACAGTGTCCGCATACACTTCACGCAGAATGGAATTCATAACTTCCAAGTCCAGAGTGCCGTTTTGCAACTGGCGACGGTAAGGTTTGGTCTTGGCTTCCATTGCGCGGTTGTAAGCAGTGTTTGCGCCACCTGCACGGCAAATTTTAATCTGAATCGGTTTACCGTCTGCGGTAGTACCGTATTGAAGGAATACACCCTCTTGTTCAACTTTTTTGTCTGTTCCAAATTGGCTGTACAATGACATTTTTATCTCCAAAATATTAAAAAGGACGGCGTTGTGCCGTCCTTGTATTTTACACGCCGCCTGCTACGTTTGGCAAGTAGCTAAAGCGTTGAATCTGCAACGTGTAGCCGAATTTACCTTTAACAGCATTGGTATCCAGCGGCAACATGATTGCTTGGTCTTTTTCAACAGTCAAACGACCGTTACCCAGTGTCAACAGCGGAATATCCCAAACCATGCCGCTGTTACGTTTGAGCATAACCATGTCCAAAGTAATGTCAGCATTGTTACGGACGGCTTTAACCGCTGAAATGTCTGCAAAGTAAGCAGTCATAGAACCGCCAACCTCGAACATACCTGCGGTAGTATCGATAGCACCGAGAGTACCAATCGCTTTAGACGCGGATACGTTGTTGTTAACGCTAATTGACAGTTCTGTCGCAAAAGCGTACAACGGTTTAACTGCGGATTCGTCCACAACTTCAGCCAACTTAATACGATGCACGTCTGAAGAAGTGTTAAACGCGGATTCAGGCGCAGAAATTGGTCGAGTGCCAGTTTTCAAACCAGCTTTACCATCGCGCTGTTCACTGTCCAATGCCATAAAGGACATATCAACAGTAACTTTGTCGGCAGACGAAACGTTAACAGTCATTTCGTTAGGAACTGCGCCTACAAGGTATTCGGACATATCGCCGTCCTTGTCTTTGCCCAAATAACGTTCCAGTTGATATGAACGGCGTTTGATTAATGACGGTTCGGCTTCGTTGCGGATAATGCTACCTACATAAATCTCAATAGATTTATTAGTACCAACTTCCGCTTGGGCGGCAAAGTCTGTTTTGTCAAAAGTGATTGCGTTCGGTGTAACCACACTGATACGGGCAAAGCCTGTGTTATTGGCAAAACGAGATGTAGGGTCGTCGCCGCCAATGAAAACCCATTCACCTGGAACAAAACCGTATGTATTCAGGTTACTACCGGTCAACTGGAACAGTTTACCGTTCATTACGGCATTGAGCGCACTGGTATCGAATTTGATACCGACGTGATTGATATAAGCACCTGCGGGCGGAGTTTCGTCCAAAACAGCTTCTTTAAACGTAACCTTTGTCGCACTGGCGTCAGCGGCAACAGTGCGGCGAACGTTGTTTTCGGCTTTACCAAAGCCGCCAAATTGCACAATATAGCCCTTTTTAAAACCAGCCAAGCCAGCAGCAGCGGCAACGCTTTTGTCAGCGGCTGCGGCGGCTGTGAGGGCAACAGGCGCACCATTCAGCGGCATAGTAGTGGCACGTTCGCGAGCGTCGGCAAACAAAAAGCCTTGCAACAATCGCCAAGTATTACCGATTGTCAAGTCTTGTTGGAAACCGCCGGAAGCTTCCAAGTCTGTAACAACGCCTTTTTCACGTTGACGAGACGCTGAAATTGGTTCACGCGCCTGTGTGGTAATAGTACCACCGAAATCGTTATAGGAGTTCGGTTCCAATCCATGCCATGTAACATTGGCGGGTAACTGACGCAAACATTCCTCTTCAGCGTAACGGAGTCCTGTGGCGTTCGAGTCTAATCGGTTTGACTGACATACTGCCATTTTAAATCACCTTATATCTTCATAAGTAAAAATCGCGCTCACATTCATCTGCTGAAACGCACCTTCCGGCATTGCCTCTAACAAAGAAACACGCCTAAACCATATATCATCGTATCGTGCTGCTTGATACGCATCAACTATTTGCTGCCCTAACTCATAAAGCTGGACATTGCCGTCATGCACGGGAGCAAATAGCTGGATATTTAACTGCCCTATTCTTTCATACCGCCGCTTGTCATTACCACAACCAAGCGATGTCTGCCCTGCGCTGACATGGGCAATCGTTACACGCGCCCAGCAAGTTTCTGTGGACGGCGGCTTTGCAAGGCTATCTTCCCATACAACAGGATAACCTGTCGTTTTCCAAACGCTGTAAAAAGGTTCGTGTATTTTGTCTCTAGCGTCCAGATATTTCATCGTTTTACCCCTACTGCATAAAACAATTCATGCTTACCAGGACGAAGCTCACTTAGGAACACGACACGCCACTTAACGCCATCGTCAATAATGAAACGTGCGTCCACAAGACGGTTAATGCCTGAGAAAAGGACAAACTGTTCGCATTCTGCAAGCAAATCCTCTTCTTTTATAGATAAACCAAAGTCCTTCTGTGCCGTGTACGACGGAACAAAGACACCCATCTGCTTAATCTCGGTGTCTTGTTTTTTAAAACCGTTCCACGGTTTATTAGGGTCTGCGGGTTCGTTGCTAGGAATAACGAGCGTTACTTCACGCCCGTTTTCAGCAATCATCTCTTCAACCCACATATATTCAGAAGGGAGCATTAGTTTCTAATCCATCTGTTTTCACAAGAACTTCCAAGCAGCGGCACTAACAAATAATCCGCACCCGGATAGGGTCTAAATAATGTTACTGTAGAACCAACGCCCTTTGATGGCGTTCTCATTTCTGTTTCCAACGGTCCGACCTTTTTACGGCGAACTGTTGAAGCCATACCGGATTCGTCAAACTTAGGGTCTGGAACAAGCGGAGCGTTATTTGCACGAATGGCGTATTCAAAACACGCTTTTTTAAGAACTTCCGGAATTGGGCTAATGTAAGTAATTCCCGTTCTTGGGAAACTTAACGGCTGATTATCCTGCTTCTTCTTTCCGAGGAAGCGTCGCCCAAAGCGAAGTTCTATGTAGTCGGTTGCTGCAATCAGAAGTGCTTCTTTAGCGGTCTGTTCCAGCGATAACCACACATGGTTATTTCGTGCCGTGAAATAGTTATCTGCTTCAACAAGGTCAACATAACTATTTGCATTTGGGACAATAGAACCATCTTCAACAATGAGCGACATGATAAACCTATTTCTTAGTTGAGTAAGCTAAATCCGTTGGATTCACGCCTGCTAACTTTTGCAGAACTTCCGGCGTAACGCCAGCTTCACGCAATGCTTCTACAACACGGCTGCGTTCGTTGTTCGCTTCCAGTTGAGCATTCAGATAACCGCGAACCGGATCCAAATCGTCAGTTTTCGGTTTTGCAGCGTCCAAAGCCAAGCGAGCGGCATCCTCTTCTTGCAAAGCAGCAACATAGTCCGCTTCAGCCTGTTCTTTAGCCAAAAGTTTTTCATTCGTTTTGGCTTCGGCATCGGCAAGAGCTTTTTCAAGAACTTCGATATCGGTTTCTTCTACCTTTTCTTCCGGTTTGGTTTCCGGATCTTGAGGTTCAGACCCTGCATCAACGCTTGTTCCTGTTGCTGTAACAGAATTTTCTTGCGGCTGGTTTTCTGCGCCTTGTTGGTTATCGGACGGGGTCTGAACTTGCCCTTCCGTTTGCTTCGGTTCCCAGTTTGCGGCTGTTTCTCGGTTGAAATCCGGTGCGACCGCATTGAGGGTGTCTCGGGTAACAGATGGGTCTGAAGCAAGCATTTTGACAGTGTCCAGGCGAGGTTGTCCATCGACTGTCCAGTGGTTGTCATTTGAAACGTCCAATTTTTTCAACGCATCAATAATATTTTGCATTTCGGTCTCCATTGTGGTTATAGAAGGCCATTAAACCATCTATAACCACAGTTTAGGATTATTTGAATTCGCGGGTAATCAGGCGAGCAATCTTGATTTGCTTGCGTTCAGGGAACACGCGCTTCCAAGAGTCTTTATGCGCCAAGTTGTTCGCGGTTGCTTCGTTGCTTGGACCGCCTTTAGCTGGTGTACCAACGAACGCATGACCGACAGGGTGGATTGCAAACTCTTGACGGTTGTAGAGGATTTCTTGACCGCCGCCGTTACCAGCATCAGGTTTGCGTTCAACTTCGGTTGGAACAGCAGGCATACCTTGACCCAGTTTGACCGCGCCAGCTTCAAACAGCCAAGACTCAAATACGCCTTTTTCGATTACAGGCATACTGTCGTCCACAATTACTTGGCGACCCAAGTAATGAGCAATTTTGACAGCGTGGTTGTTGATTGAGACAGGAATGAACTCAATCAAGTTGCGTTTCAGCATATTGTTGTAGACAACGGAGTGAACCATCACCATAGACAGACGGTCCATGCTGTCGCCCATAGTGAGGCAAGTATCCAGGAACGAACCACCGTTGAAGTCGGTCACGCCTGCTTGGTAAGTTGTACCGCGAACGTCAAATGTCAAGTCATTCAAAACGTGTTCGTTAGCGGTAGGAGCAGCGGCATTGTCGGCAAAGACACCTTTCATTGTGGCAATAAAGGCAGCTTGCAAGCGACGCGCCCAGTAGTAAGAAACGCGGTCGGCAATAGCAGCCATAGGGTCAGAGCCAGCCAAGTCAGCAACCAAGTCCATGCTAGACCATGATTTGTTACGGTTCATGCGAACTTGGATTTCGTTACCGGTAGTGATTTTGGAAGGAGTGGATTTTTGAGACGGGTCGTCAGTTGTGACGTTTTCGTCCTCATTAGCCAAATCGTTCCAGAACGGACGGTTGAAAGTTAAACCACCGCCAGCCAAATCAGCGGACAAACCGCTGTCAATTTGCAAAGCACCGGATTGAATCAAGCGGCACTTTTCTTGGGTCAGTTGTTGGACGTAGGGGTTAAAAATTTCCGGTACAACAACGTCAGAAATACGGACTGTCATTTGTATATCCTTAGATTGAAATTAGGAGTTAAAGTCTACGTCCTCAAGACCCTAGACTCAAAAAGTTAAGCAGCCATGCTACTTTCAAGATACTGTAACATGGCTGCTTAAAATTGTCAACGATTATTTTTTGGCTTCAGGTTTCGGACCGCCGATTGTAGTACCTGCTGCGCGGGCAAGTTGTTCCGCACGTTTAGGGTCTTCGCGGATAATTTGACCTTGTTTAGTCAAATTCCAACCACCATTAGTCCACGGATTGTCGCCTGTTACACCTGCGCCGCGACTACCTGCTGCGCCGCCGCCTTGAGAAGTACCCCACCAGTGAGGCTTATCGTTCTTACGGTCTGACAACCAATCTTCTGCACTGATTCCAGGTGTTACGCCTACATTGTCTTTTGTAACCACACTACCATCGTCGAGAACTTCAAACAGGCGTTCACCGAGTGTTACAGCGTCCTCAATAGCGGACTTTTGGAAACCTTGCTGTTTACCAACAGCCGAACGGATACTGTCGTGAATCTTACGAACACGGGATGCGCTTTCGTAACTGCCAATAGTGGCTTTAGCCTCTTCCAACTCTTTGGCGTATTTGTCGCGTTCGCGTTCAACAGGAACAATTTTAGCGCGAAGTTTAGCTTCAACCAATTCGTCCACGTTTTTGTCGCCTTTAGCGGCGGCTTCCAATTCTGGAATACGGTCGAGTTCCACAATTACGTCTTCAATTTTACGGTCGCCCAACAATTTCACGCGTTCTTTCAGATTTTTATGGTCTGCGCGTTCTTTTGTCAATGCGGTTTGCAAGCGGTCAACGTCCGCTTTGGTTTTCATACCCTCAACGCCAGTCAGTTCAAACTTGCCGTCTTTTTCTGTGTAGAGGTCGTGGTATTTTTCATCAACATCATCCAGAGTCTCTACGATAATTTGTAATGCCATTTTGAATCTCCAATTAATTGTGAATAGCAGGGCTATTATGCCTCGTCATCTTTCGGCTTGTCAACAGGTTTGTCATTAGCAGGGTTTGGAACTTGCAAACCTACATTTTGTGGAACTGTAACACGACGACCCTCTTTAATCTCTTTTTCAATTTGGATTAACTCGTCCTCGTATGTCATTGTGGTTAAACCTTTAGACAGGGCAAGGCGGTGGACAGATTCGTGTGAAATCGGCGCACCAAGTTGGATTGCTTGCATATACATCAACAGGTCTTGACCTTCCAAATCGTTAACGGCAAACTCAAGGTTAGGATGAACTTCAACTTCATCTTCGTTTAAACCCATCCATTTAGCGCATAACTTGAGGATTTTCTCAAGGGCTGCCGCGCCACTAATAGCAATCTGCATCAGTGTAGAAGTTTGTGCGCCCAAACGTGTCTGCAAAGCGATACCGGATTCCACTTTGTCGTTTGAGTTTGACAGTTGACCACTTTGAATTTCCGCGCGTAAGCGGTCGTTTACCAGTGCATAACGTTGTTCAGGCAAACCACGACCATCAACGCCAATGAATTTGGCATCACCGCCCTGCTCAATGTGAAGGGCTGCACCAGAACCAATACGCACCTTTTCGTCCTCTTCGCGATTCATAGCTCCGATAACCACAAGGGTGTCCTGACCCATCATGTAGAGTGTTTGGCGGTAATCCGCTTCTGCGCGGTAAATTGCAAGGGACTGATTCGCCAGTGCCAACAAAGGCGGTTCATCGGGATTAGACGTTAAGTCTTTGGTGTTCACAAAGACAAAAGGAACTTCTTTTAAAGGAACGCCTTTGTAAACAGGTGTAATCATATTGGACGGGTCGTATTCAAACGTGCCGTCTTGAGTGAACACGCCCTGCTTGTAATCTGCTTCACCGTTGGATTCATTTTCGTCCAATTCGCCCAAAAGAAGCAAACGATATTTCTCGTAAACGTCCCAATTAAAGCCGTTTGTGCGTTTAACGGAACTTTCGTTGAGGACAACAAAGTTAAGTTCCGTATGACCCTCGCCGATAACGTTTTCGTCCCAGTTAATAATAGCTTCCGCATCGTACAGCGCAATATAAGGTAACGTAGTATCTTCTGTTATCTGTGGTAAATCCAGCAGCAACCCGCAACGACCGTTAATCAGTTGTTCTTCGTTAACACGACGCAACAGGTTCACAAGACTTTCGCCGTTAGGTGTGGCAAAATTCCGCATTCCTTCCATACCTTTTGGAAGTTTGATTGTAGCAGGCCGTCTCCACAACATACCCACATAGTTTTCCACAGCTTCCTTAACATATTCCGGAAATACCGCTCGCAACAGATAGCTATTGTAGGCCGCCAAACCATCGCAACCGTGATTCATTCCGTCCAAAAGCATACCTGCCGTTGGTGGCAAGTATTTTGTTGATTTAGATTTAACCACACGAGAACCTTTATAGGTGTCGCGCATTACTTCCCAATCAGGAACTTTCTCGGCATAAGCAGGATGAGTATTTTTAATGGACATTTAAGTTCCTTTTGTCCTTGAGGACGTAAATTTAATAGAGCCAACAGACCAATGCCAGTCCACAAAGTAACCGATAGCAGTTGTGATGTGTTGATACTGGTTTGTTTGGTCTTCTTGAAAGCTAGAACCCTCTTTAAGCTGAACTGTGGCTAAACCTTTATGACAGTAAGGGGCTTTGCTGGTGTTCACAAACAAGCGAACTTTGCCTTCAGCGTTCAATATAAGGGCGCGCACTGCGTTTTGACGGTCTTTAATCGCTGGATGTTTATGTTTCACACGGCGTTCATACTTCCAACCATGCAAACGCAATACTTCTTCAATCTCGTCATAATCTGATTTGTGACCGTGTTTCTCGCCAGAACGTCCCGCAGGGTCTCCATAAATGAAAACCTTTTTATTCTTGTGGTCTTTAAATTTTTCCACAAATTCTTTGGCAGACTCACGAGATACAGCGTGTTCCAGAATAATCTCGTCTACGAAATACGGAATGTCATCGCGAATGACGGCAATAGCGGATGACAACGGCGTAAAGTTTTGGTCGTGCATCCAATGTATTTCTTCGGTCGGTTGTAGCTCGGCATTTGTGAAGTTATCCGCGCAATAATCCTCATAAATACGGCCACTTGCAGTTTCAAAGGACGCGCAATACTCTTGATTGTACTGTCGTGCTGACATGGTGCGTTTTGCCGCCGCAATAACGTCTTCCGGCAAAATCTCTTCTGACTTCCAATGGAACACTTTGTAGTCTGGGTCTTCGCCTTTGATAGCGTACTCGTACATATCGTAGTAATGGTTAAGACCGTCCGGCACACCGATAAACCAGCACCACGCGCGATAATAAGGGCGCGTTGGATTAACGGTATTCAGTGCAGGCATGATGTTTTCTTGCAATGCAGACCCTTTAACGTCCGCAATCTCGTCAATAATACCGCCAGTCCAGTTAATACCCTCGATACGTTGAGGTTGGTCTAGACCAATAACGTGAATCTCAGTTCCGTTAGGTAAAAAGATTTTTAGCTCGGACTCTGACGGTGGACGCGGGTGCATACAGGAAATAGTCAAGGCTTTTAAATCGTCCCACCAAATCTTCTTAGCTTGGTTGACAGTTGGTGCAGCCGCAAAGTATTTCTCGTTCGGATAATACATCGCTTGACGCGCTAAAAACCGTTTAGCGCGTTCTGTTTTACCCGAACGTCGACCTGCTGGAACCACAGGAAAGCGTATTCCGTCATCAACCGCCCTGTCCAATGCCAACTGGACAGGGTGCGCTTTTAACGGATACCATCGAGCTTTTTGACGCTCGATGATTAGCTTGGATACTTGAGACATTATTTAAATACACCAGCGCGGAACAGAATACCGCGCAAAGCTTCCGGATAATTGGTTGAAACTTTGAAACCAGTTTTTGTCAACTCGCTTGTGTAGATGACAATCTTCTTAGATTTATCTGTGGTTTCTGCGGTAATTTCAAACACATCGGGCTTTTTGCTAAAAGGTTTAGGGAAAGCCAAAGAGAAATAAGTATTCTTCTCTTTTTGGATAGTGCTGACATCAATATAACCCTCGTGATATTCGGCGTAAAACTCGCCTATATTTACGCCGCTAGGGGCTGGCGTAGGTGTGGGTGTGGCTGGTGTACCACCTGCACCGCCTGCGCCCTCTGTGCCGCTCCCTGCGCCACCATTTGCAACAAGTACAAGCGAATTGCGGGCTGCCATTGCCGCCTGAATCTCTTGTATGGTTGAGTAATCCCCATACATACGATAATAGTATTGCCCGTAAAGGCTCAAAACGATGTCACTTGCGGCATTTGTAACCACAATTCCGTAATCCGCTGCCGCGTAAACCGTGTTTGCTGCCAATCTCTTTGGCAAAGTATCAACTTTGACTGCCATCTTTTCTATCCTGTACCGCCATACCGACGGCAATGTCCTTAAATACGTCTATCAATGCTTTAGTACCGTCCTCAATCTCGGCGCGGTCAAAGCCGTGCATAACAGCCATCTGTTTCGCCGCAGATACGCGGGATGCGTGTGGACCGTCTTGCATTGCAATACGAAGTGTGGTTAGGATAAGTTCCTTGTCCTTAGCTTTAACCTCTTCTTCTGTTAACTGTCTGCGTCCTGTTACGTTTGAGATTTGCTGTTGGACGTAGGACTCTTCCATAAAACGGATAGCCCAGTCGTTCGCATATGGAACTTGCAAGCCCATTCTCAAGCAAGCGTTAACAGGATGGAAGTCTTTGACATACTCAAGCACGAACAAGTCGCGAAGAGCTTTTTCATCTTCGCTTAATTCAGGAGCTAACAAGTCCTTATCCAAAACACCAAGTGGATTTACTTTGTTCATGTTATTCTTCCGCGTACTTTTGAGCCTTATATAACCACAATTATTGTCGTTTGTCAACTGATTTAGCAGCCGCTTCCTCAATAGACCGATTATAATAGTCTCGCATTCCCTCGTAATTCTGAATATCCACTTGCGCTTCTGAAAACGCTTTAAAGTCCGCATTTTCACTTGCTACACGAGATTTCTCTTTGGATATTTCCAGCATTCTTTCACAAAATTTTAAGCAATTAAACATGATAGTGAGCAGAAAGAAAGCCCGCGCCCAATATTTTATTTTCTTCTAAGCGCGGGAGTTGTTAATTAGACGTGCAAACCTTGCAGATATACAGTTTTACCGTTTTTCTTGGTTGCTGTTAAAATTTGATTACGCATCGGTGCGTTACGGCGGAATCCAATGTGAACCCATGCACCGTCGCCGCGTTCCGGAAATTCCAGAATCAACTGGTCGAATACCAATTTACCAGCGTCACGCATCTTAATCAACTCTTTAGCAAATGCCAAAGAAGTCAAACCGATTGCATCGCAGTCTGCTGCCAAACCGAAGCGGTGTGCTGATGTAGGGCTACCGCCGACCAATTTGTTCACGCGTTCGCTACGGAAGCAACTTGTTACAATAATTCCACGTCCAACATATTCGCGGATTTTCTCCAACTGCTGCGCCGTGTAATAGATATTGTCCATTTCCGCTGGGGTAGGGACGTTTTCGATACCTGCACGTCGAGCGGACTCGCTACGCGTCAGTTCTCGAAAACTGAAGTGTTCACTGATTTGTTTTTCCATCTTGAGTTCCTATTTCACGGTCAGCTTTTAAAATGGCAACACAGGCATCGCGCTGACCTATTGCGATGTTTGCTTGCTCGGCGATGTTGAGAATATGTTGTCCAACTCGTTCTGAATCGTCACCTTGTTTGGTTTCGGGTCGGTTATCCACGCTGGCACGGGTGCTAACTTCGGTTGTTCGCACTGGCACGGCGGCGGTTGGACATGACCGCAAGCGGATAGTACCATTAGACAGCTTACTGCGGAGAGTATTGATTTCATCTCGTGCTTCCTTTAATTCAGCAGTTTTTTCTTCGTCTATCTTTGCAACAGCTTCAACAGACTTACGTTCCATGTTACGAACTTCGGTCTTGTGTTTAACAATTTCCTTTTGTTGTCGCAACATTTCGACATTCCATTTATCTTGCCAATGCTTATTGACAATGTAACCGCCTGTTACGCTTGCAAGCGTGGCTATAACCACACCTGCAAGCGCATAAACGGTCAATTTATTTGTCAGAAGATTCGGTATCATTTTTCTTGTCCACCGTTTTCTTGAAATTATCTGTATATTTGCGAATTATCTCGTAACCCAGAACACCAGCACAGCAAGCAAAGAACATTATCATTACAGGGTTGACGTTGATCATTGTTGTACCTGAGAAAAACAGGAATGTCATTATACCTGCGAAGCTCGATATCAGCAAGTTTGCGGCAAGTTCCACAGCGAGATTATGACTGTACGTTCTCGGATTTTGCAAGTTACGAATAGTCTGAACTAATCCACCTGCCGCGCCAGCAAGACACGAGTAAAGGATATCCCATACCATCGGTCCTGTTTTTATAGCTTCATGGAATGATTCCCTTACCTCTGCCAACGCCAGACTGGTAAGGGAACAATAAAGCAATGTGGATAAAATCCACTTCGTTTTCCGTTTAAACATTTTTCCATTTTCCATTATTAATTGCACCTTCCAATAACGCGCAACCCATACCCCATAGGAATAACCACAGGTAGAATATCTTGAGAATAGGCGGACTAGGAATGTGCAAGTGAGTAGACAAAGGAATAATAAACAAAGACCCGAACGTTGTTGGCAGGTAGAACCAGTGTCTGTATCTTGTGGCAAAAGCACACCACGCGCGGACAATAAAATTTAACGCCTCAAAACGTTGCATTCGGATGTGGCAACCCATGCAGTGCTTTTTAATCCACTCTTTTGTTGAGTTCCACACAGTCTCCACAAAAACATCCATAATCAAAAGGATAGTGGAAACTGCCAAAAACCATATCAAACTTTTACCAAGTAAGGAACTATTCGCGTAAACACGCTGCATAATAGTTCCCGATATGTTAAGGTGGACAAGCATTAGCACAAAAACAGAAAATCCGTAACTAGCCCGTAACGCTCGAATTAAAAGAACATTCTGCTTTCGGATCCAATAACGTTGCGACATTTTGGACATATCAAACTCCAACGGTAATAATATTCTTCACGTTTACAAACCCCGTATTATCATGTTATAATATCAATTACCTTAATTATAACATTCATTTTTATGATAGGCAAATAAAAACTGGCAAGCCTAAACTTGCCAGTTTCCGTCCATCACAGGAGATAAGGAGTAAACACGGCTATTAACCGCGAAGCGTATTATACTCGCGAAGTAAGTTTTCCACAATACCCTGCACAATGTAAGCTTCAGTTTCAGGCGAGAACGCGTCCTCTTGCATCCAAATAGCAATTTCCTGCTTAATGTGAACAGCCTCATGCACCAACAAAGGAATGTCCATTCCAATATAACAAGTCGGAACCATCCACACGATACACATGACATCGGTAATCGTGCGTCCGTCTTCTACACGCTTGTTCACAAGTGTTTGCGTGTGGGCAGCGCATGGAGCGTCCGGAAGTTTATCACGCGGAATATCCAACGCCTTGAACAACTTCTTACATTGCTTGAGTGATTCCACATAGGCATATTTCACATTCGCCAACGGCGCGTCATAAACCTTTATCATTACTAATCCTTTGTTTTACAGTTTGCGGCATACGCAACAATGGAAACCATGCCACGTCATAATTCGGGTCAAAAGTCCCGATACGCGCTACGCCGTATTTTGAAATGACAAACAGTTTCGTATTGAGCGGCGGTGGTGTTATTTGTGCGTCGTAACATTCAAATTCGCCCACACAGTGTGCATGGGTACTTCCACTAGATTGTTTAATCTTCGTATTTACCATCTTTAATCCAAGTCTCAATGTAGTATTTAAACCAACTTTCAAAATCTTCTTGGTCCACAGTAACGCGTCGCAATACTTGCTTCATAGGTGTGACAGGCAAGAACGCTTCCATTACAAAGTTCCACTTGCGCTTACCGTTTTGACGATACATCACAATCGGAACACCGCCAAACTCTTCTGAAGCCGTAACGCATTGCTTCCACCACGCATTGACCTGCAACGTTTCCTGACGTTTAACCTCGATACACAAGCCAAACGGATTTGTAATATCGGATCCACCAACAGCACTTTGGTTCTGGTTACGTTGGAACAGTGGCTTCAGTGGCGTTTTATAACCACATTGGGCAAGTATCGGTAGAGTTAGTGATTCCAATAACTGACAAATTTCGCGTTCGCCCGCCTGTCCTTTGGCACGGATATTAATTCCCATTTTGTTTCTCCCCGTAAGTAGAAACAATCTCAATAGCGCGGTCAATAGATTGTTTCGCTTCTTGCAAATCTTCCAGTGCGTCTTTATGTCCGCGTTGACCACAAGCCAAGAGTTTCTTGACTGCGTGTTGGATAGCAGGGTCATGGACTTCAAACATAATCAAGACGTCATACACGTCGATATGGTCTTTACCGTGTGGAATACGCCGTGCGTATTTATTCATAGATTACTCCTTTAAGGATGGGATTGGTTGTTATAACCACAAATAAGGTGTGGTAATGAGTTGGTATTATATGGCGGCGGTGTGAGGATTACAAGTAATGGATTTGTAAATGTGGTGTCGAAATTTACAACGCCGCGTATTTTGGCGAAGAGGATTGGTGATAATATTTCGAGGGTGAAATTTGACAGGGCAGTAGATGTGTTGTTAGTAGATGTAATAGAAAGTAGACCTATTTCCGAATTTTGAGACGGCTGGGTGGTGGTAATAAGGCGCGGGCGTTACTCACATATACAACTATACCCCCCTACTATACCGCGTGTAACTATAACGGGTGTTACATATACCCGCGCTTGCTTGTACCGTTGTTTATTGTAACGCTGTTTATTGTAACGCACGTTATTATAATAAATAAAATTATACCGCTTGCATTTTATTGCAAGCGGTATTGTATGCGTGTTAACTATTGCTTTGGCATTAGTATAATGTGGTAATACTCACTATTTAATGTGCCGTTTTGCCGTTTGCGTGGCGTGGCAATGTAACCTAAGCTTTTGTTACGTTTGTTGTACTCATTACAAAGTTTTATTGCTGTTTGCTCCTGTAAAAAACAGTGCATTTTAAAGCAACCTTTGGCCTGTTTATAAAAGCGGTAACTCCTAAATGTGCGTTTGTGTGCGAGCTTGTAAACCTCTAACAATAACGCATATTTTGCAGGGTGCATAAGGCGTTTTTGCTTGGCTAAAATGCCACTTGCATATTGCACGGCGTAAACCTCTAACGCCTTTTGTAAAGTGTAACCGCCCAAAGCGTTTAATAGTTTGGTTTGTTGCTTTGGTGTTAACTGCAAAAACAATGCGCCAAACTCATTTACATAGTAAGTTAACGCACGGCATTTAAGTTTACCGTTTGGCATAACCTTTACAGCGCCATTACGCACGGCGCGTTGTACCTCATTTTTAAGGGTTTGCAATACCTCTTTATATGTAGGTTTTTTGGGTTTAATTGTAAGCATGGTTTGCTCCTAAATTATGCTATATGGTTTGCCGTATAACTCAACGGTAACGGCCAAGCCTGCTACATTTGCGCCAATGGCGTGTAAAACCGTTAACATGTTATTAATATGCCATGCAGGTTTACCAACATAGCGAGCCTTTAACTGTTTACTTAGTGCATTATTACTATGGTTAATATTAGTAATAATACAGTTACAGGTTTTACATTGTGGCTTGCCACAATTACAGGCATTAATAGTTGCTTGGGTTATTACTTTATTGTTAATAGTTTGCATGGTTATGCCTCATTAATAGGCGTATAACCATTAAACAGGCCTGTTTGCTTTAAGTACTTTTTAACCGCTTTTAATGTTGGTAATGCTTGGCATTGCTCAAATACAAAGCAAGTAACACATTTACTGCAATTATGCACATTGTTTGCATTGCAAAAGGCCTGTACATTGGCTAACGGGCAAAGCTCAACGGCGCGTGCAAGCATAGTAAATTTACCTTGCTCAAACAGTAAGCCTAACTGCTCACTTGTAGCTCCTTTGTAGCGAGTTAAATAACCCTCAATAGCATACAGTGCAACGTTAACCAATGGCTTAGCGTTTAAACCCTCAATATAGCCAAAAATAGCCTCATGCACATAGTAACTATTAGTTACCCGTTTTTTAATAGCTGCCAAAATAGCCTTTGCTATTACAGTATATAGCTGTATGGTTGAGTAATTGCCCATATTGCTCACGCGGTAAATACTAAACAGGCAAGCATTTTGGCAAACAGCAAGCCTTAGCTCCTTAAACTCTGCTTTACCCTCAAAATGCGCCTTTGCAATGTTGTAAACCTCGCAGTTATTAAATAACTCAATGGCCAAGCCTGCCACTTGGTTGTTAAAGTTTTGCATTTTATTAACCTTTTAAAATATGTTGTTTGGTTATTAGGCGGGCGGTTTTGCCCGCCTAATTGTTAATATGTTATTTAGCGTTTAAACCGTTAAATTTACGCCAGCGGTAAAACTCAATTTGCGTATTAGTAGCGTTTGCGCCTTGCATTGCCTCGCACGCCATAACCTCTTTGAGTGTAGGCACCTTACCTGTTGCTTTGTACAAGGCCTCGCACGCTTGCCATACTGCCATACATTTACCGGCTCGCATTGGGGCTTTAATGCCGTTTTTAATAACAGGCTCGGTTTTTTGCGGTTTTGCAGGTGTTGCAACAGGTGCAGGCAACAAGTTTACAACGTTTGGCACGTTTAAAAGCTCGGTAACTGCTTTTTGCTCCTTTGCTTTAGTAACGCGTGTTGCTTTTGCAGTTTTTGCAGTTTTGGTTAAAGTTACAGCCATTTTTAATACTCCTATAAATTAGTTTTAAATTTAAGGCGGTTTGCCTTTTGCGTTTTATTGGTTGCTTTGTTTGCTTAACCAATGAGGCCATTATACCGCCTATTTTGTTAAATGGCGTTAACTTATATAAATATTGTGTAAACAATAAAAAGTAATTGGGCATTAAAAAACATATTAATGAGCGCGCGTAAATACACTAAATTTAGCCAAAATGCAAGCAATTTTACACTTTAGCCATGTAAAACTTACTTTACATTACCTTTACAGTTTATTAACACACGTCAACTTAGATTAACATTACACTTATTATTGCTTTTGTTAATGGCACGGCGCAAACAATAGTGTCTGTCTATTACGCATGGTATCGTAACTTTGGTAATGGTTACTAGGGGTATTATTGCGCCTGTATGGTTACTAAAGTGACTATTAAGGTAGTTATAACCACAGTTACCGCCAATAGAGCCAATAGAGCCAGCCAAGCAAACGGCGACACACAGAAAAACGCCGAAAGCCCTGCAAATAAATCGCGAAAGCTGTACAAAAATCGCGACAGCCCTGCGTATAAAAACGCCGAAAGCCCTTTTATGCGCGGCTTCGCCCGCCAAAACCAACGGCAAAACAACGGCAACGCACGGGCAAAGCACACAAAACCGCCAGCAACCCGCCAAATTTCGCCCACAAGCCCTATTTGAGCCGTTGCTAACCCTAACCCACGCTAAAGCAGCTAAACGCCAGCATACGCGAAAACTAACCAATTACCGCAAAGGTCTTAAAATGAAACTAAAAACTACTAAATACATCATCGAGTTTCCAGAAAACAATATGCCGTCAGCAGTTCACGACAACTACTACACAGTGAAGTCCTGTTCTGCCGTCCCAACATCACGCCGTATCCCTATCCCAAGCTACTACATCCGAGATTGTTGCGTCTTTACAGATATCAAACGCCGAGAATCCAAACGTATCCTAGACCGTTTTCTTGACCAATTCTTTATCTAATCTATCCTACACCTAACATCCAACACCAGCTAGACAAATCCAATAGACTAGCTGGTGTTTTCATCTATCATTCCTTATTTCCTCCAAATCCTCTTCTGATTCAACATCCGAACCAAACAGTCAAAATAAATTTCCGATTCAATTCGGAACCAGTTCGCTACCAAATAAAACTGATTTCGGAACCAAATCGGAAACTCGTCGCTACCTATCAACAGTCTTAACCACAAGGAAGCCACCCACAAGGAAGCCATCCACTATCACTATCGCCCGCAGGAACTTCCATCCTACTCCACCCACTTCCGAACCCACTATCACTGCCAATCGTAATAGTTCCTATCGTCTTCTTGTTCCTGACGTTGTTCTTCATATAACTTACGTCTAGCTTCAATTTCGGCTTCCTCTTCCTCGTCTCTTTCACCAGTAAATAACCATGCATCGTAGTTCATTTTAACTCTCCATTTATAACCACAGGTAACCCTGCTACAACCCAAACTATACGCCAAGTCTTAGACCTACACAAGTACTTTTACACTTCCTTAACCCTCAACTTTCGGATTTAAGTCCGAACGACCATCACTACCTATCACCGCACCAATTTTTAATGCCGTCACCACTATACATTAAAATTTGTCGGGGTAACAAAATGCTACACACAAAAGGCATTATTTTTTTGTCGGGGTAACAAATTTTCACCTCGCTATGTACTTTACGCAATTTTAACAGCGAAACATTGTTTACGGAGAGGGCTTACTATTAATATGTTAACAAATTAAATACCCCGAATTAATACCCCAAAATAATAATAATAAATAATATATATATTAAATAGATATATATAAGTATATATATTTTATAAGTTTTTTATAATTAAATTTAATTAATTTTATTTTTTATTATTTTTTTTACTAACAGGGGGTCATTGAACAGTATATATTAATGATAGAGGGTATATACTGTTTTTTTGTTAAGTTATGTTAATTCTGTACGTGTTCATTTAGTTTTAAACATTTAAATTTTAATGCACAAACCATACACATTCGCATGTATAATTTTTAATAACTCACAAAGTACATTAAAAACAACCTACCCATCCAACTCTTACATTACCGCTCCTAAATGTAAATTTTGTGTAAAGCTCACATCACCAACTAGCATTACTATTTAAATCCTCCTATACTGCAAACCTCTTTAAAGCAACGGCAACCGCCCAAACGCCTTACCCTTACATTGTGGTTATAAAGATGCACGTTTGCAGCCCCAATTTGAGCCTCACAGCGCATTTATAGGCACGGGTAAGGGTAAGTATAGGGTAACCCCTAAAAGTGGCTATGCGGGCGAATTTGAGCCGTTACCGTTAAATCTGTAAACTTAACCTTATTCAAGAGGTATTAAAATGAGCAATACTATTCAGCACCTGCGAGCAGACCTTATGTTTCTGTATGCAGCAGACGCTAAAACAACAGACAAACCTTGGACACGTTGGCAAAAGAAAGTGGACGGCGAATGGGTGCAATGTGAAACCCACCCTGCTTGGGACGATGCCGAATACCGACGCTGCCGTGTGGTTATTACTGTCGGTAAACACGAATTCATTAAAGGCGAAACTGAACCGCTTGCTATTGGTCAGACGTACTATTACATTGCCTACAGTCAAGACCGTGGATTTTATGATTACGGTACTAGATGGCAAGGATTGAGTTGGGAGATGAAACTGCTTGAGCAAGGTCTGGTTCACGTTAATATGAAAGACGCGCAACAACACGCGAAAGTCTTAAACGCTGTATCACTTGGAGATATTTAAAATGGCAGATGTAGTTAATGTTTTAACCACAGATAATGTGGAACACGAGACTGAAGTTAAGTCAGAAGAAGATGTTTTGATGCAGGCGTTGATTCGAGAGTTTCCGACTGCGGTTGCAGAAGTTGTGGAAAATATCGCCAGCCTCAAAAAAGACGCTATGATGCTGGACGTTGACAAAATTACTGTCGACTACCTCAAAAGTAAGTTAGACGGTCTGCGGGCGAAGCGTGGTCGTGTGGTTATGAAGACGGCAGAATCGCCGTTAATGCTGATGCGTAACTTGGCATACTTAGATAAGTTAAGTCATGCAGACTTGGAATTTGAAATGGTGCAGTCTTACTTGACCGACTATTACCGTATCTTTGGACAAGAACTTGCTTTGGTTGAGCCGCCGTTGTGGATTACAGAAGCAGACTTTGCCGAGTATATGAAATTGCGGGCGAAGTGTTCGCCATCGCATATTAAACGACCGAACTTTGTGCTGTCATTGCAATACTTAATGAGCCGACCGCGAGCCTTAGCCGTAGGTACGACATTCAAAGAGCTTGTAGAAACTGGTGCAGAAAGCGTCAACTTTGAAAAAGAAGAAAAGTTAATCAGTTACCTTAAATACAACCGGAACCAGAAACGTAAACGTAATGGCGAAGTTATGCTCCACGACTTGTACCATAAAGAATATAAGGCTAAACTGGCGGAACGCAAAAACTATTTGGCGAAGATTAACGCCGAACTTGAGTATTTGCGAGATAGATATCTTGAACAAAAAGCGATTGACTTAGGCGAATAATATGAGTTGGAATTTAATTCCTGCGGAATTGAGGGAACGTCCTCAATGGGCGATTTGCGGAGGCGATAAAGCACCTTGCACTGTGGTTAACGGGAAGGTGATTTATGCTTCCGTAAATGAGCCTAACACTTGGATGCGTTTCGAGGATGCTTGCCAAGCTGCTTATAGTCGTGGTCTTAATGTGGGGTTTATCCTGTCGGAAAACGACCCTTATACTTGTATCGACTTGGATGTTAAGGACGCTGAAAACTGTCCGGACCATCCGGAGTTGTGGACGACACAAGAAGACTACGATTTGTATTACCGGATGATGAAAACTTATGCGAGCTATACTGAATCCAGTGTATCTGGCAAAGGTTTGCACATCTGGGTTCGAGCAGATGTTGGTGCAGGTCGGAAACGTGGTAACGTTGAGATATATTCTCGTCAACGTTTTATTGTAACCACAGGTAGGGTTGTCGAGAACTTACCTATTGCAGACCGGAATGAAATGGCTTGCAATATGGCGAGTCAGATGGACGTTATTCGTGGTGCGACGATCGAACTTGAGGAAGTGGAAGCTGTCGATGACGACTGGTATGTCCTCAAGACTGCTGCTGAAGCGGACAACAAAGAGAAGTTCTTGGCGTTGTACGAAGGACGTTGGCATGAGTTAGGTTATCCTAGCCAGTCGGAAGCAGACGTTGCTTTAATGTCAATGTTTACTTTCTATTCTCCGAGTAACGAACAGTGCCGTCGGTTGTTCCGTATGAGTGCATTAGGACAGCGTGAAAAAGCTGTTAAAAACGATGTGTACTTAAACAGAACTCTGAAAATGATTCGTAGCCGTGAGGCTGCAGAACAAGCGGTAGATTTAAGTTGCTTGGCTGCCAGCATTGACGCTACGGCGGCGATACGGCAAAAAGCAGCAAAAGCTATTGCCAATATACAGGGCGCACCAATGGCAAGCCGTGTTGAGCCTGCCTTGCACGTTGCAAACCAAACCGCGCCCGTTGTAGCCCCTACCCCTGCCCCTGTTGTAGCGAGCCTTGCTGCCCCTGTAAGCGCAGAAGTCGTAAACAGCGGTAAAGTCGGATTGAGTTGGTGTCCAGGGTTTGCTGGGCGAATCGCACAGTACATCTATCAAACTGCACCGCGTCCTGTTAAAGAGGTTGCCATTGTGTCAGCTTTGGGTTTGTTGGCTGGTATCTGCGGTAAAGCATGGCATATTCCACAATCAGGTCTCAATATGTACATCGTGCTTATTGCGCGAAGTGCGGTTGGTAAGGAAGCCATGCACTCGGGAATCTCTTCATTAATTGCAGCAGCCAGTCAAAAGATGCCGACTTTCCATAGTTTTGTTGACTTTACGGACTATGCCAGCGGTCCGGCGTTAATGAAAGCCGTTGCTGCGAACCCTAGCTTTGTGAACGTTAGCGGTGAATGGGGACGTAAACTCAAACGTTTGTCAGATGACCTTAAAGACGGTCCGTTAACCACACTCCGAACACAGATGACGAACCTGTATCAAAAATCTGGTCCGCAAAGTGTTGTTGGTGGTATCGGTTACTCAAATAAGGATAATAACATTGCGTCCGTTAGCGGTGTTGCTTACAGTATGATAGGCGAAACGACACCTGATACTTTCTATCAGTCTTTGACACCTAGCATGATGGAAGATGGTTTCCTTAGCCGTTTCCTTATTATTGAGTACGACGGTCAACGTCCACCGATGAACGAAAAGACTTTGACTGCGCCGGACGAGGCTTTAACAGACGGTCTGGTTAAACTCGCTTTCCAAGCTCAAAACTTACTTAATATGCGAACTTCACAACCTGTGGATAAAACTGCGGAAGCTGCGGAGATGTTGAGTAAGTTCGAGTTAGAATGCGACAACGAGATTAACAAGACGGACGAAGAAAGCTATCGACAAATGTGGAACCGTGCGGCGTTAAAAGCTGCTCGACTAGCAGCTTTGCTTGCCGTTGCAGATAACTGGATTACGCCGATTATCACTAAGGAACATTTGGACTGGGCTATTACTGTGGTTAGACGAGACATCGGAACCATGAGCCAAAAACTTATGGACGGTGATATTGGTTTGTCTGATGATAGCCGTGAGCGTAAGATGTTGTCCATTATGGTTGAGTATCTCCGCGAGTTTCTTCCAGCAAGTTACGGTATTAAACCGCAGATGCAAGTGGACGGTGTTATCCCACGAAGCTATTTGTCCCGTAGATTGTCCCGCATTACTTCTTACGCCAAGTATCCAAGAGGTAGTAATGCTGCATTGGACGCGACATTGGCAAGTTTAATCGCTAACGGGTTTATTATGGAATGTAAGCCTGTTGACATTGTTAAAAATTACAGTTTTTACGGTAAATGTTACCGTATACTGAACATTGATATTATTAGTGAGTTGTAATATGGAAAAGACTATTGAAGATTTCAACCGTGAACGTGATGAGGCTATTATCAGCCTGATTGATGGCGAATTGTGTGATGTTCTGGAACACTACGCAACATTGCTTCTCGACTGCAAAAGTAAATTGGGAATGCGCCGTGCCAAAGAGTATCTCGAAAGTGCTGTTGAGTCTTGCGAACCTGCACACGTTGCACTTCTGGAACCTTTTATTCAACGTATGATTGACGTTGTTGGCAAGGAACTAGATGTGTAATGTATTGATTTGTAAAGGTTATAGTAATCTGTTTAGAACTAGGTTACTATAACTACACTTAAACACAAGGAGCAACAAATGCTTAAAGGTATCATTCGCAGTTTAACTCTGTTCGCCGTGTACGCTACAAGCGTATTCTTATTCAACCGTATGCTGGATTCAACAAGCCCTGTTGATATTGCAGGCTATGCAGTGTCTTTCACGCTGGTGTATCTTGTACATTTTGTCTGCGGTGGCGAAGTTTACAAACGCTTGGACAAGAAATAATATTTGGAGTTTGACATGGAAGTAAAAGTATTAAAGGATAGCTATTACGGTAAACATCGTAAAGTTACGCTTCAAGTAGAAGCAAGTCCTTCCGAGTTACTCGCAATCGAGTCCTTACTACGACGGCAACTGTCTTACTGCACCAACATGAAGAACACTGACGCCTTAGTGATTACTGATAGCTTTTGGTTTTTGAAATCTTTTGCGGAAGCATATCGTTCAACTACCAAAGTGTTAAGTCTGTTTCTGGACGAAATGCTAAGAGCATTGAATAAAAGTATTTCCACTAAAAGTGCTATCCATGCGCCGTTTGTTTCGGAAGCCCGAATTAAAGAGGTTCTTAAAAGCGAGAACCTTGAAGAGGAACTCCGAAGCATTGTAGGTTTGTCCGTTTACCAATGCTGGTGCGGTGCTTCCGACGAACCTGAAAAGGTTGTGCTGGACAAACTCAAAGAACTGCGTAACCCTGCGATGGTAGTCGCTTTTAACCATTGCGGTGTCGTTTACAACGAAGTAGATGGTTATGTTAGCCCTCATGTTTTTATGTCAGAACTGACAAATTATGGAGTTTAAAATGAAATATCTCGTTCTTGCGTTTGCGGTGCTTTTGGCTGCTTGCGAACCTGCAAAACTTCCTAGTGACGCTACTATGTATGATAAGGGAACTGATACGTTCAGTTCCTACTCATTTCAAAATAAATTGGTAAAATTGAAAAATGGTCGTGTGATAGAATGTTTAATTTTCGACTACCATACTGGTTACAGCATGGATTGCAACTGGAATTACGGTGAGGAACAAGATGAAACACGCCGTTAAAATCGAATTGGACACTAAGTTTGGTTTAGACCGTGTTCTAACCTTTAACGTATCCATGCCTGCCGAACAAATCGGGTTAGTACGGAACTTTCTTATTTACCGCGACCATGTGGTTACAACGGGTCGTGATGTTGAGGGTCATCCGTCTTTTAACGTAACAATAAGTCCTGATGAAGTCTTAAGCCTATTGCTTGTGGACAAAACCGATGAAGAGGAAGAGGTTGTAGACCGTATTCTCAACGTCATGTTTGCGATGCTGCGACAACATAAACCTGTGGAACGTCGCTTCCATTTACCATTCTTTCCAGAAGAAGTGATTAAAAACTGGTTTGGGGTGTTCTCATGGCGTATTCAAAAGAACCGTATTAAAAATGCCTTGTATTTGTCCGGTTATTTTTGCAAGCAGGGCGGTTACGATAATCGTTTAGCAATAGAAGATATTATTCTTGGCGTAAACATGGATATGGCAGAGCAAAACGCGTCCTATCTAGACCATTGCCGTTTTTGCAAACACGAATTTTTTAACACAGGACTTGAAATTTTAACAGGTCTTGTGGAACTTTAATCTACGAAAGGTAATATCATGCAAGTAAAAGTTTTATTGGATACTAAATACGAAGAACATCGTGTAACCACAGTGGAAGTTTCCGGTAAGCGTGAATCTTTAAAGTTTCTTTTGAAGATTCCCGCTTTCGACGAATACCGTTTAACTGGAAATCATAACTGCACCAGTTCTCGACGGTTTAATATTGTTATGCCAACAGACCCTGTCGTGGAAAACGACGATTTGGTTCTCGTTTTCACTTCCACAGATTGGAAAAGTGTTTTTGAGGGTCTCAACGATACTGTCAACACTAATCCTGTTGAACGCGAAATTGTGCGTGAAATTAAACGCCAAATCGAGCAATCAGTTCCTTATGAATCAAAATATCACTTTCCAGAAATTCCACGCGAAGAAGTTGATTCTTATGTTAAAAAAGGTGAAGATGTTGTATCTGGTGAAATGCGGACCGTATATGAACGTCTTTGCCGTGTTTCCGGTATTTTGTTAAAATTTCCAGAACAAAAAGGTCTCAGCGTAAGTAAACTTTTCGCAAATTCTTTTACATTTACAGAACGCTTTGAGACGTTAGACGTGTTTGAGCATTCCTACGTTTTTGAAAAAGGTATTGTTGGACATTTCCCGTTAAATGTTGGTGTATCCTTAATAAAATGTGCATTTTTTGATGCAAATGTAGCGTCCAACATTGCCGAGTGGTTCCGACGTGCCAAAGAGTTCCCAACCAAAGACGACCTGCTTGTCCAAATTGGTTGCCATTATGAAGAGATGGCAGAGTTTACCGATGCGGTAGATAAAAAGCATAACGTCAAGTCCCATACGACAGGTTTGCTTGAAGATAACGCACACGGCTGGAAAAACAAAATGGATTGCTCCAAAGAACGCTTGGAAGCAATCCTCAATGATAAAGAGCGCAAACGTGAAGTAATTGACGCTTTGGCTGATACTGTGGTTACAGCTATCGGCGTCCTGTACGAACTGACGGGCGACCCTATTGGTGTCCTTTCAGAAGTAAATCGTAGCAACTGGTCTAAGTTCGATTTCGGTGTGCCAGTATTTGATGAAAACGGTAAAATCAAAAAAGGCGTGACTTACAGCAAGCCGGATTTAGACCGTTTTATTTAACGTAATTTTACACCCGTAAACCTATATGGACCATTGCATCTGTTTGGTTTACGGGTTATTATAACCACACTTAAACAACAAACCAAAAAGGAGTAAGTCAATGAGTTTAAACAGTAAACCTCTTGTAACCGTCACCCAAGAGGAATTCAATGAGTGGTACACGCTCAAGCAACAAATGGAAACCATTAAAGAGCGTGAAGCAGAATTGCGTAAAAAGATTTTTACCGCCTATTTTGCAGAAGCACATGAGGGAACAAACAAACTCGAATTACAAGGCGGTTATACGCTCAACGGTAAACGGGTTATTTCCCGCACCATTGACAAAGGTGCAATGGTTAGCCTGACACCGGAATTGCAAGCAGCAGGCATTCGCTTGGACGATATTGTGGAATGGAAACCGTCATTGAAACTTTCCATGTACCGCAAACTGTCTGAAGAGCAAACCAAACTTTTTGACCAAATTCTCGTCATTAAAGATGGTATGCCTGGATTGGAAATTGTTGCACCTAAAGAGGTGGAATGATGATTGATATCAATGAACAATTCAATCCTTATGAATTGGAATTAATTAGCGAGTATCCGGAGCAAGGTTTTAATACTGCTTCTGATGAATTTCAAAAAGATTTAAGGGTTTATAATAACCTTATAAATAAAGGAATACTTTATAATGAGTATCCGGATAAGTTTAACAACAGGAACTATACTCTTTGCCGACTATCGTATGCAGGTTGCTTTTTGCAGGCATTGGTTATTGAAAAAGCTCGACACCATGATGAGCTGTCAAGTTACCGTCGCGATATTTATGCTCAAGTATATCGAAAAGGTTATGATGAAGCTGTTGAAAAGATGGGATATGCAATGGGTGAAATGATTGCTTCACATATCGGCGAACCGTCTTGTATGTAATACCGAATAATTTTAGATTGTTGAGGAAAATAATGAATGCTAAAGAATTAAAGGAATTAGATTCCTTTGTTAAAACCGAAATGATGGACGAAAAGGTTGCCGCCGCTTTGGATTTGCAACTTGACACAACGCAACTGGAAAAGTTCGTTATGAGCCATCCGCAAGGTATCTGTGTTATGCTTGGTGCTTTGTCCTGTACACCAGACTATCTCATTGCCAACGAGATGGCTGCACTTGAGGAGTTTGTCCTGCATTTGCATGAGAAAGGCGAATTGGAAGGAAGCAAGATTTTCGTTACCCGCTTGCGGGCTATGTTGAATATGATGCTGTCGTGGCATTTAACCCCAGAAGCAAAAATTTTGAACGATATGTATTTACGAGACGTTCAAAAGGAAGCTGAAAACGTTACTAAACAATAGAAAGGTAATCAAATGAAAGTGATTGTTAACGGTATTGTGGAAGAATTGACCGCAAAAAGCTCTCAACACAAAGACATTTCTGAATCTTTGGCGCGTGGTATGGACCGTTCCTTAAAACACAAATGGAACGAAGAAGCACAGGCTTACGAACTTTCCGAAAGCGAACTCGACTACTGGAAAGACGTGTTTAAACGCCAAGACGAGTTCGTAGACCGTTTGGACCGTTTGACACCTCGCTTTGGTGAAGAAGCCGTTGCTGATGTTTTGCGTAAAGTAACCACAACAGAATTTCCGCAATACTACATCGCAATGAACGAAGAACTTGATATTGCATTTGGCGAGGGTTCTTGATGTTTATAACGGTGATGACTGATGCCAGTTATTGTAGCCGTTCTCGTTCTGCAGGCTATGGTTTTTGGATAGCCTGCGAGCGAGGTAAAAAAGCAGGAAGTGGATTTTACACGTTTGATGTTGTTAGCGCGTGTGAAGCAGAAATGCTTGCCGTTGCAGACGCAATATATAACGGCATAAAAAGTTTCCTGATTCACAAAGGCGATTCTATACTGGTGCAATTAGATAGTATTCCTGCTATAAGCGCGTTTACTGGAGAACGTATTCCTAAACAGGAAAAGGAGAACCAAGCGATAGAATATTTGTGGTTACTGAAGAATCAGTTTAACCTTGAGATTAGTTTTAAACACGTTAAAGGGCATTCTAATTTAGAGGATGCGAGAAGTAAATCCAATGCTCATTGTGATAGTGCTGCAAAAGCAGCGTTAAAGCAGGTAAGACAAAAGAAAGGTCGTCAAAATGGCAAATTTAAAACCAATGCTGGCAGTGGAAGCAGAACTGGAAAAATTGGAGTATCCGGTACTAGTAAGCGCAAAGTTAGACGGTATCCGAGCGGTTATAAAAGATGGAAAGGTTTTAAGTCGAAGTCTAAAACCAATTCCTAATAAGTTTGTCCAAAGTGAGATTTCAAAATTTCCGTTGTTAAATGGTTTGGACGGTGAATTAATTGTTGGTTCACCAGTGGACAAAAACTGTATGCAGAACACCACAAGTGGGGTTATGTCCCAAGAAGGTGAACCTGATTTTACATACTTCGTGTTCGATTATTGGACTAACCCTGAAGTTCCGTATCACTTAAGATTCGACCATTTATCCTTATGGGAAGTTAGAGGTTGTTTCAAACAGACAAAAGGACGTGTTAAAGTTCTTCCTCATGAAATTGTACACAACAAAGAACAGCTTCTTTGGTTTGAAGAGCGCGTTCTTTCAGAAGGTTTTGAGGGCGTGATGATTCGCAAACGCGACGCCCCGTACAAATACGGTCGTTCTACCGTCAAGCAAGGATACTTGCTGAAGTTAAAACGGTTTGCGGACTCAGAAGCAGAAGTTGTGGAAGCAGAAGAGTTATTGCATAACCACAATGAAGCAACACTGGACGCACTCGGCAATACCGTCCGCTCAGACCATAAAGACGGCAAGGTTGGCGGTGATACACTTGGCGCACTTGTGGTCAAAGATATTACAACAGGTATTACGTTCAAAATCGGAACTGGTTTTGATGCTACAACACGCCAAGAGCTTTGGGATATGCACAAAGAGGGCGCACTTGTAGGAAAGATTGTTAAGTACAAATCGTTCCTTATTGGTGTAAAAGAAGCTCCACGTTTCCCAGTTTTTCTCGGCTTTCGCGATAAATTAGATATGTAATGAAGTGTAAAGGTAATTGTAATCCAAACGGAACAAAACTACAATTACCTTATTAAATAAAGGAGCAATTATGCACGTCATCTGTAATAACCACAGTAATATTGAGGCGCGAGAAGCAGCCGACTATATTAACAAACTCGCAGGAGATGCGGGTTATGGTCCAGAGTCTTTTGACTGGTTTTTAGCGCAAATTATGTCTTGCGCGGAAGGCATTCGTGAGGACTTGGACATTGACTCAACCGACGACAAATATATCTTAGCTGGTTACGCAAACCGTGAAGAGTATTTGGAATGCTTGGCTGAAGACTTGGATATGGACTACGAACACGTTAAGGCAACTGCAGAACTTCTCGGTCAGGACGAGGACTTTGATATGCTTGTTGTTGCTTTAAATGCCGCAGGCGGGGTACAATAATGATTTTCAGTAACTCAACTTTTGAGGAAATGCGCCGCGAGGCGGAATCCTCAAACAACGAACTTGCACTTGCAATTCTAAAGAAAATAGACGACAGTGAAGAAATTACTGTTCTGTCTAAATCTGAGGAATATGATTTTGAAGTTCGAGGGTACGTGATACATGATATAAACAACGATATTGCGGGTTTTGTTGTTGAGTTTTTGAAATCTGTTTATGAAGCAAAAGGCGGTAAGCGTAAAACATTGGAAGCAATTCAACAATTTCGCTTGGACGTTGAGAATGTTCCCGCTGACCAAGCGGAAATGATTGAACACTTTTTAAATGATGTTCCCGATAAATTCGAACAATTTGTGAGAAAATAATGGCACTCAAATTTACCACAGCGGAAGAAAGTTCCGCACAAAATGGCGTCAAATGTTTGGTTTATGGTTCGGCTGGTATGGGTAAAACCGTATTAACCGCAACCTGCCCAACGCCAATTCTACTGTCCGCAGAATCCGGTTCGCTGTCTCTTCGTAAAGCAAACTTGGAACGTTTGTTTGGTGTTGGCAATCCGTGGATTTCTTACCACATACCGATGATCCAAATTAAAACTGTTGACGACTTGCGGGAAGCCTATGAATGGGCTGCAAATTCCGCAGAAGCACAAGGCTTTGCAACCGTCGTTTTGGACAGTATTTCAGAAATTGCTGAAGTTGTCCTTAACAACGCAAAACGGCAAGTAAAAGACCCTCGACAAGCGTATGGAGAATTGCTGGAAAAAATGCAAACACTGATTCGCTTGTTTCGAGACTTGCCAAACAAAAATGTCTATTTTGCGGCTAAAATGGAACCGCAAAAGGACGAACTATCTGGGGTTACTCGATTTTTACCGTCGATGCCCGGAAGTAAGTTAGGTAATCAATTACCTTACTTCTTTGACGAAGTGTTCCGCTTAGGGGTAAACAAAGACCAACAAGGTAATTCCTTCCGGTTTTTGCAAACACAGCCTGATTTACAATATGAGGCTAAAGACCGAAGCGGCGCACTGGATCCAATGGAAGCCCCTATTTTGGGTGCAATTTTTCAGAAAATCATGAGTCAACCGACTCAACAATAAGGAAGTCCATCATGGCAACATTAAATTTTGACGCAAATGCAATTCAACCTGACACCTCTTTTGACCCGATTCCGGCTGGCTGGTATAACGCCATTATTGACGAATCCGAAATGAAACCTACTCGAGACGGTTCCGGTGCTTACTTGGCATTGCGATTCAACGTTATTGACGGTCAATATGCTGGTCGTAAAGTGTTTACCCGTCTGAACTTGCGTAACCAAAACCCTGTCGCGCAAGACATTGCTCAAAAACAACTGTCTAGCATCTGCCACGCTGTCAACGTTTTGAATGTTCAAGACAGTTCCCAGTTACACGCCTTGCCTTTGCAAATCCGCGTTAAAGTTACAAACGACCCGACAGGTCAATACGAACCGTCAAACGAAATTTCCGGTTATAAAGCCATCGGTGCTGCAAACGGACAAGGTGCTGCCGCGCCGTTGGCTGCCCCTGCATACAGCGCACCCGCCGCGCCTGTTGCACCAGTTGCACCCGCTGCCCCTGTTGCACCTGTACAGCCTCAAACTGCACCCGCTGGCGGTACATGGCAACCGCCTGCAAACGCGCAGCAACAATGGGCACAGCCTGCACAGCCTGCACAGCCTGCACAGCCTCAACCCGCGCCCGCTCCACAATGGGTAAACGGTACACCAACACAGCCCGCACCAACCGCGCCACAAGCAACCGCGCAACAAATGCAAACTGTTGAAGTGACACCAGAACAAGCTGCCGCTATCTCAGCCGCTCAAAGTAAGACCGTTCCGTGGGCGCAACCTCAAGAGCAAACTCAAGAACAAGCTCAACAATAATCCGGCTTAACAAACAGGCTTGCTTCGGCGAGCCTGTTTCATTTAAAGGACTTAAAATGCAATTAGCAAGAAAGACAATGCACAAAATAGATAGCATGGTCGCACAGGATCAGGGAAGTGCCTATCGAGTGTGGTTAGGACAGGTATTACCACATATTGGCGATGCGTATCGTGCAGGAAACGATGGACATCGTGGACACATGGGTGCGTCCTTAATCGGTAAAGAATGCGCCCGTTCAATTTGGTACGACTTTTTCTGGGCAACAAAATCCGCGTTTGATGGACGTATGGTACGTCTGTTTAATCGTGGGCATTTGGAAGAGGGACGTTTTATCGCCCTGCTTCTGATGATTGGTTGCCAAGTTTGGCAACAAGACGAAAACGGTAATCAATTTCGTATTTCCGACGTAGAGGGTCATTTTGGCGGTTCTGGTGACGGCGTTGCATTAGGCGTTCCGGACATTGACCCTAATACCTATTGTCTATTAGAATTTAAAACACACTCAGAAAAATCTTTTAGAGAGTTGCAAGCCAAAGGCGTTCAAGAAGCAAAATGGGAACATTATGTTCAAATGAACGTCTATATGCGTAAGATGGGTCTTGCTGTTGCCCTTTACATGGCGGTAAATAAGAACACAGACGAAATCCATGCTGAAATTGTAACCTTAAATCCAGAGGTTGCAGACCAATATATCGACCGCGCCCATAAGATTGTGTGGTTATCAGAGCCACCAAAGAAATTAAGCGAGTCTCCTGGATTTTATAAATGCCGTTTTTGTAACCACAGACCTGTCTGCCACCTTAACGCAAAACCTGATAAAAACTGTCGAACTTGCACTTATTCTAGACCAGATTCAGATGGTAAGTGGGTTTGCGTCATTGATTTTGTTGAAGCCGAACTTTCTAAAGAATTGCAATTAACAGGTTGCGACCGTTACAAGCAAAGGAAAATGTGATGCAACTTCGAGATTACCAACAAGAATCCGTAGACGCAATTTGGTCGTACTTTATGTCCGGTAAAACTGGGAATCCTTTAGTAGCACTTCCGACCGGAACGGGCAAGTCTGTAGTAATTGCCGGATTCCTTAAAAGTGTTTATGATAAGTTCCCCGAACAGCGTATTATGATGTTGACACACGTTAAGGAACTTATCGAGCAAAACTATTCAAAACTGATGGCAATGTGGCAATTTGCACCTGCTGGGATTTATTCCGCAGGTTTAAATCGCAAGGACGTACACGCGCCCATCACTTTCGCTGGTATCGCTTCCGTTGCCAAAAAAGCGCACTTGTTTGGACACATTGACTTAATCATTATTGACGAAGCCCACTTGGTAAGCCCTAATGACGAAACAATGTATCAGAAGTTTATTGGCGAACTTAAAAAAGTTAATCCGTACATTAAGGTTATTGGATTAACAGCGACTCCGTATCGTTTAGGACATGGTAAATTAACAGATGGAAAAGTTTTAAAAGACGGTTCTGAAAGCCCGCCATTGTTTACGGACATTTGCATTGATTT